AAGTAATATTTTTATTTGAAATAAAAAAAAATATTGAAATATTTATGGTGAATATGCAAAAAAAAACTATTAAATAGGCATTAATCCGCAAAAAAATAGTTATCTTTGCATTATGAATGATTATCAAAATATTGCATACTTTGCTATTGTTTGCAATAAAACGTGCAAATTTCGTGCAAATAAAGGAGATACATACTTATGATTAAGATTTCAATTAAGTTGGATAAAAGGCGTCGATTGAATAGCGGCAGATTCCCTTTGAAGTTCAAAGTGGCAAGGAAAGATAGTGCCATTTATATTCCCACAGGCTATGAGCTGAAAGAAGATGAATGGGATGCTAAGAATGAGAAGGTGAAAGGAATACCCGAACAGAGAGTTATCAATATGAAGCTTATGAAAAGGATTTCCCTTCTCAATGATAAGATAGTGCAGTTACAAGAAGAAGGCAAACTGCGCTACTTCTCTAATAAGAAGCTATCACTTTATCTGTCTAACGAAGAAGATAAAACCGATTACGAGAATCATCTTTTCAAAACACAGATGGCAGAATTTCTATCCAAGAAAGAAAGTGAGGGAACTAAACGCGTATATATCGCAGCAGAAAACAGAATAAAAGATTTCTGTGATTATGATACATTAAGGGTTGAAGATATAGATATAGACTGGTTGGATGATTTCGTTGATTTTCTAAAGATAAAAAATTGCAAAAACACCATTGCTATGAGATTAAGGATTATCCGAACCATCTTAAACTATGCTCGCAAAAAAGGTGTTCTTAAAGAATATGTTTTTAATATGTATAGTATTAAATCAGAAGAAACAAGGAAACGCTCATTAACTGTTGAGCAGTTAAGAAAATTGCATGATGCAAAGTTATCACCTATCCGCTCTAAACATCGTGATATGTTCTTTCTTATCTTCTATCTAATGGGTATCAATGTTAAAGACCTATCGAAATTAGAAAAAATAGAAAACGGCAGAATCTCCTATCGCCGCTCAAAAACGGGAACGCTATATAATATAAAGGTAGAACCTGAGGCTATGGAGATTATTGAACGATATAGAGGGAAAGACCATCTGATAAAGCAATTCGATAGAAAAGCATCGTATCTAAGCTTTGACCAAGCCAACAATAGATGTCTTAGCAAAATCTGCAAAAGTATAGGAATACCCGAAGTAACTACTTATTGGGCAAGACATACCTTTGCTACTATTGCTTATGAGATTGGTATCAGTATGGATATTATTGCAGACTGCCTTGGGCATAAGAATAGCCATAGAATAACCTCTATATATGTGCGAAAAGACCAACAACGGATTGATGAAGCCAATCGAAAGGTTATTGATTATGTTCTATATAACAAGAAGGGGTAGAGCTTTCGTCCTACCCTTTCCTATTATTTTATTATTTCCAAATATTTCAACTTTGCGAATCGGTATGAGCGATATATGCCACAAAGATTTTTCACTTTTGAAGTGAAGCACAGAATGCAGCCTGTATAATCATCAAATCCTAAGATAATATACTTTTCCTCTACATAACCTGCTACGTATGCCCCGATGTCCTTACCTTTATAAAGAACTCGCTCACCAAAATGAGCATTGAAAAATTCCTCGTTTGTCATACGCTATCACTATTTTAGTTCATCAAAATCAAACCACTCAATCTTATCATAGCACTCATACAGAGCTTCAATACGATGTGTTCCGTCTCCTCTAGTGACTATCAATCCATCATCACTCATTGCTCCGTGGTGAAGAGACGTAGGTTTTACGCCACCTCCATTATATCGGAACATCACCCACTTTCTTAATGGTGGCTTATCTTCTTTTAGGTCGTGCCATAATGATGCAGCATTCACGTAAGGAACGTTTTCTGTGTTACAATCAGTAACACCAATCTTTTCTGTACTGAACGTTACCCCGTTCAGCTCATTGTAATCTACCTCATCTTCATTGTTACAGATATTGAGATAAATCTTCTTAGGTAAATTCTTTATTTTCATATCCCTTAAACTTAATTTATGAATATTTACCAATTCCAAATGTCAGCGTATCTTTCATCTGGTGGTGTTTTAATCTTTGGAAATATAGGAGTATTGCTGATAACACGATGGTCGCAACTTCCTGTACTTCCACTAGTAAGTGGCTCTCCGTTACAGACTAATCTATATTTACATTCATCACATTGTATGTAATTCATATCACTTGAATTTAATGATAAAAAACTCGGTATCAAGCCATTTATCGGGGCATAAGCCTTTCTTAGGCTTGCCGATACTAATGCTCTCTATCTCCTTCTCAATTCGTGGACTATCCTTGCGGTAGCCGTTGATGAAGAGGACGTGGGTATATTGTTTTAACACAATTCTCTGTGCGTCAATATATTTTTTAAGTAAATCCGTTCTCCCTTCCAAACCTGAAGCTAAATACTTCATATCAACAATGTTGCTGTTATTTTGAAATAATCGTGCTACCCAATACGGCTTTATCTCACGATACTCTTCTGTCTTTTCGCCAGATAAAATACGAGAAAACCATTCTTTGTTTACAGTAAGTGTTAATACCTTTTTCATATTATTTATTTTTAAATTTCCAACAATATCCACCAGATGTTTTTCTTAGACCACGGCAGCATTCTCTAATATGAGAACTTGCTATTCCTGTAGCTCTATACGCTTCTTCGGCATTTTCGTATTCTCGTAGAAAACCACCATTTTTGCTGTATTGCAATATGGGTTTAGAAAACTTATTATCTTTACCCTTCTTGCCGTACAAATGACTCTTTGCTCCCAAATGTGCGTTTCGCTTTTTTAGTTTTGTCTCTAAACTATCTTTTCTTCCAGTTAGTGAGGCTGTAATACGTAGTTTATGTAACGGCATATTACAATTTTCTTTTGGTGTTACCCACTCTAAGTTTTCCACAGAATCATTAGTCCGAGTCTCGTCTTTATGACCAACTTGCGGCTTATTCTCAGGATTAGGAATAAACGCTTCTGCAACCAATCTATGAACACGCTTAGATTTTGCTTTTCCATTCTTGCAAAGTGCAACGCACCAATAACCAGAATCATTTAGACTTTTATATAATAAGCGTTCCTTGAACTTACCTCTTGGTGTAACCCTTTTTACCCTGCTGAGATTACTAATATAATATATACCTTCGTAACCTTTTATGGGTTTCACCTTGGATAAAATTTACTTCTGTTCCTTTTATCATAATATAACTATGCAATCATGTTGAACCATTGCTTGCTGACGGTGAGGGTCAATACTTTCTTTTCCATCCTTACACCTCCTCCCGGTCTGTTGCGAGAATAGCCTCAGGAAGCAACCATAAGACTGGTGTTGCTCTTCCTATGCTATTATACATCAACATCTCAGTACCAAGATAATTATTATCAATGTATGAGTATGTGCCGTCCGCAAAAATCTTACGTCTCACTTTCTTTCCTTCCTTCATTCTTCTCAGAGCCTCCGAGAAGTCAAATGTTTCCTTCTTCATTTCTTATTTCTTTTTAATTGTTGTTTCGCAGCATTTATACAGTCGCTCAGGGTACAGTTCAATAATTCTACACTTCTTCTAATTTCTTTAGCTTGAAAAGGAGTAATACGAACATACTTTTTTAATCTGTTCTTTAAATTATTAGATTCCCATCTTACAAGTTTTCTTAAAGATTGTGTAATACGACTATCCAACTTGTCTGCTTTTGCAAACTTGTTAAGCCAATAAGGAGACATTTTATTTATTGACCTATTCCATATCTTCTTTGCCAATCTAATCTTCATACGTTATTTATTTTTCTGTTCAACCTTTTCGATAAGAATGTTACAATCATCCCATTCTATACAATCATGCATCCAATCTGGGATAAATGCGTGATACGAACTATGTTTTTTGAGTTTATCACTCAATGCGGTTTGCATTCTCATACGCTACTTCTCCTTATCGAATTTATTTCCAATTCTTTCTATACAACAAACTTCTATAACATCGTGAAGCCAATAAGAATGTTTATTATAGCAGACCACCATAAAAGAGTATTTGCCTTCCGACCAAATCACTTCGCCAGTATAGCTAAACCCTACGAAATGTATTAGGTCGTGCTCAAAGATTTCTTTGCCTTTGCAATCTCTCAGTCCTGTAAACTGGCAGACGGTGGAAGGGTCAACTTCATACCTCGTTCCGTCGATAGCAACAATCTCAGCCATAGGTTCATCCCACCAAAGAAGTTTTGTTGTAACAAGACTTCCTTCTGCCCACTTGCCATTGTCAAGACGTTTAGCCTTGAACTTGATATTTTCTATTTCCATAACTATTTTATAATTCTATTGTTAGAATAGGCTCGGCTGCGCCATTTCGAGTTGAATGCGCTTACAAGCCTTGTCGTAATATTCTTTATTTAACTCGAACCCGATGAAATTTCGCTTTTCACGGATGGCTGCGATAGCGGTAGTACCGCTGCCCATGCAGTTGTCTAAGATGGTGTCGCCCTCGTTGGAGTAGGTACGGATGAGGTACTGAATAAGAGCGACTGGCTTTTGAGTGGGGTGGAAGGTGTTGGCAGAATGTTCTTTATCGAAGCAGATAATGCTCTTTGGGAATTTCTCATCTGATACGATAGTAGGCACTTCTTTATTATCGCCATAACAACCTCGCTTCAAACTATGAGAGCCATCGCCCCTTCGATGATTCCTTTTAAGTGGCGCACATTTTACCATCTGAGGATTGAAGATAGGTTGTTTCCTATAGAATACTGCAATATCCTCATGCGAGCGCAGAGGCATCTTGTTGGCATTCAGAAAGCCTGTTACTCGTTGTTTGCTCCAAATAAGATTATATTTCCAGAGTTTCGGCTGCGACATCATAAGTTGTGCGGTAAACATACCTTGACAGAAAAGAATAATGGCTGCATTTGATTTGGTTATACGCAGATATTCCTTCCACAATGGTTCAAACGGAATAATGCTATCCCAGCCACCACCCTCACTCTTTTTATTGAGAACGCCATAAGGCAAATCGCAGATAATGCAATCTACGCTTGCGTTCGGAATCTGTTTCATTCCCAATAGACAATCCTCATTATATATCTTATTTAATTCCATTGTAATCCTCCTCAAATCTTATAAGGATGTTTAGTTACTAAATCTCATCAAACTCTTTCTGAAATCTCTGTTTGGTTTCATTCAGAAGCTGCTTGAATTTAGTTTCAAATTCCATATCATGATTTGATAGTCCCCGAATAGCATTTGCAAGTACACTACTGCTTGATTGTGGAGACATATTTAAAAGTTCATCTACTTTAGGAATTAAATCCTTGGCTAAGATATTTGCTCTTTCTAATTTTTCTGTATTCATATTACTATCTTATTTATATCCTTCCGGATTGGTTAATCAATCTTTTTGATACTATCAATTTCCATACTCCATAGTACAAACTCTCTATTGGAGCGAGTTCCATCTTTCTTAGCAGGGTTTATTCTTACTTCAATCTCGCCATTATAGCAGCCATAATTTCGTTCAGGAACAATGCTTGCAATCCAACAAACATCACATCTGGAGCAGCTAACTTTGTCGCCAACCTTGTATGGTAGACTTTTGATGTACTCCTTCACATCAGCACAAATCTGATTATTAGCATCATTGATAATGCTTAGTTGTTTGGCAACCTTTACTTTTAATTCTTCTTTTGTCATATCTTTAAAATTATGCCCGAAGGCGTTAAACACTATTTCCCTTGATATATAAACTGGCTTAAATCCACCTCATTGTGAATAAGGACATTTGCAGCCATTAAACCATTTGTGAGAAGTTCCAACTGTTCTTTGTTGATAAAGAACAATTTTCTTGCTATCTTCCCACCTTCGTAAGCACCGATAAGAACTCTATCATTTTCAACTTCTATGTTCATAAATGGATTATTCTTTGACGTTATATCCAAGCTATATTTGCTCATACCTACACCTCCATTTCTGAGTTAAGTCCTAGACCGAATAGAAGGTGCTGGAGTTCGTGAATATACTTTATTGTAAAAAGTATGGTTTTCTCATTTATGTAAACATATATACCATCTTCTGTAAATTCAAGTACTACATAATTTGCATTTTTTATCTTTAAAGCATACTTACCATTTATAGACTTCCATCCATTCTTTTTTAAGATAGTACGTGTAAGTTTGATGGGGTTTAAATCTTCACCTTGAAATACGCTTTCACTACCTGTGTCAGCTATTTCATAGTAATCAATCTGTTTAGTATTTGGGTCTACTATAACTCCGTCTATCCTAACTTTACGACCAAGCCATGTTACCAAATCTCCTGGAATATATAACTTATCCATACGCTTTACTTTTTACGATGATTATACTTTTTGATAGCATCCTTCTTAGAGGCTGCCATAATCTTAATACCTTTGATGGTGAACTCATGCTGCGCCTTTGGCTGATACTTCTGCTTATCAGATGGAATATTTCCTTTAGGAATAGCTAATTGTATACCTCCAAAACACGCAGCAAAGTCACCAATTAGATAATCTAATTCAGTTTTCATTCCAATAATTGATAATAATCCATTCATACGCCTATTCTTTTATATATTCATTTACTTCGCACAGAACATTTTCTAGCAGATTCTTTAGAATCTTCAATTCATCATTCGAATATGTAGCTATTGGATAACCATCAAGGGTAATATTACCACAACTACGACTTATCTTTAATGAGTGTTTATTCTTTTTCATTTTTCTTTGCTTTTTACAATATTGTACACTTGTTTTAACTCATTTGTTGATAAACGTTCAAAATCAAAAGAACTGATAGTGTGGATGAGAATCTCGCGAAGATTCTCTTCTTTAACATCTAATATTTCCTTTTCTGTAGGAACAGATATAATTTTCCAATCCCAGTTATCGCTACCATATTGCCAGCCCGAATCTCTTCTAAATCTAGCGTTATTAGCAATAATTTGAGTCTTTGTCACTTTATCAACCTTGGCGATACGTCTGTAATACCTACTTGTAATTAGTACATCATCACCAGCAACCAAATCTTTAAGTTCTTTCATTGATTACCTCCTTTCTTTTTAGGAACATACTCATCTAGTATATCGTCAAACTCATAGCAGTCTGGGCAGTAGTGCTTATCACCTATCTCTGCCCATTCGCTTTCCATTGCTTGCTCTTTTGCAGTTCCTTCGTCCAACCAAGCTACAATGCCGTTAAACTCATCTACGAATGGCTTTCCGCATCTATCACATATGACAGAGTACATTTTTACTTCCTTAATCATGTTCACCTCCTTTCGTAATCAAGTCAAACAACTCATCTACGAATATCCAATCAGACAATTTGAATATATTGACTTGCTCTTCCCACATTTGTTGATATGTGTCGCAAGTGGTTTTATCAAGCTCATCATTCATATCGTAGAGCTTTCTATAACCGCATTCTTTTGAGAATGCAAGAACCTTTCCGTTATCATTACGTGGGACTTCGCTAGAAGGGTGAAACAATCCCTTCAATAGCTCATTGATAGCCCACTTTGCACCTAGTCCAATGGCTTCTTTGATGTCCTCTTTGTAGAACATTTCTTCCTTTTCATCATTGTTGAAGACTACTTCTTCGCCATTTAACAGAAATCTATCTTCATAGATTTCTTCCTTGGAAGCTTCTATTTTCTTATCATCTATCATACCTAGCCCTCCACGTCTTTAGTTGTACCTAACAATGATTCATTGCCGATGTAAGGAATACATTGATTCCAACTACAATTATTTATGCATACGTAGAAGTCTTCCTTTTTAAAACTAAAGAAACTTATACTCCATTTATCTTTACTAAAGTCTCTTACCAGCACCTTATCAAAGGGTTTCAGTTCGACCTTTGGCTTCAAACCAACAATAGCTTTCTTATCACTATCCCAAGCCTTGCCTTTCTTTGCGAGAGCTGAGAAGAACTGTTTTTTCTCTTCTTTTGTGGCAAGGCGAATTTCTATGATATTCTCTTTGAATATTTTATATTCACCACTAATATCTAATTCATGTGTTGTAGTGTCTAGTGAAGCGTGGTCGTATAAGTCTCCATTATTTTTAAAGTAATTAAAGATTTCGATAAAAGCACTGCCCTTACATTTCACGAACAAAACATCTCCATCATGGAACTCAGTATGAGCCTTCTCTATCTCCAAGGTCTCCATATTCAGCTTACCACTTAATTCTTTCTCAATGGTATTGATGTATGTATCGGTACAACTATGTGATGCTTTGTGCCAATCCTTTGTATCCAAAAGACATGAGTCAGAATGAATAGACTCTTTGTTACGCTTAACGAATACAGCCTTACTTGTTTGGTATGAAGAATGAGCAAATTCTTTGAATACACAATAGTCGCCCTCTCCATTAGAAAGTACATCGCCCTTCTTCCAAGAGAACTTCTCCCAATCACGCATTTCTTTAGAAGGAAATAGCATTACTTCTCCGAGAGCAAAGTATAAGCCTTCAGAGTTAAAATACTCTATTACGCCATTATGTTTCTTTACACAGATGTCATTTGTGTCTTCACGTACATAACAAAATGTACACTCACCAAATATAGGTGAGTATAATCTTATACCATCCTTCTTATCCTTTAGGATTTCCGCTATATTAATCTTTTCTTCCATATCACTTTACTCTTTTGAATTGAACATTCTTTTTATCTTTGCGCTCATTTGATGCGCACTTGATTCGATTACACGTTTCTATATTGATAATGTTTGCAATTTCATCAAAGAAACAACCGCTACAATCGGCTTCTTTGGTCTCAACCACCTTTAAAACGATTTCTGCGCCAATAGGTAAATCTTCCATACGCTTAATTTCTCATTATATGACACTTGATAACTTTATGAACCGCATTTGGCTGCGATTTATTAAACTCATCCATTATATGACGCTCCATTTCCTCGGGGAAAATGGGCTTTGTCGGCTTCGGTATTGTAAGGACGGCTTGAATCTTTGCCCCACCATCCAAGGTAAGCAGACATCTTCGAGTAATTTTCTCAAATAACATTTTTGTATCTCCTATTATTTAAACGTTAAACAAAATCTTAGTTTTTTATAATCTAATTATATACCACGATAGAAGCGAAGCGAGCCGAAGGCGAGCCTTCCATTACCTCATAGGTATTAGCATACACCCTACAGACTACCCCTCCCTTGATATAAGTATAGTTATTGAGTATCATATCCTTTATATAGTCAATAGAGGATAAAAAACGTTTTTCTATGTTTCTGTATTTGCATAAAATCTCGTTTTTGACCGCAAACTTTACCAAATCAAAGGCTTTCTGTACGCTTACGCTTAACTTCTCAGCTATATACTTATATGATATACCATTCTCTCTAAACTTATCGCCGTAGCCAAAACGATTACAAACCTTCTTAGCCGCCTTCAACTCTTTTAAGCCTTTAGGGTGCTTAGACTGCTGAATCATTTGCTTAGCGTAATTCTTTCGATTCTGTACATCAATGATAAGCATAGCAGATAAGGTATCTTCTATGAACTTTACATTCTGTGCATAGGCATTCTTTTTAGAATCATTCCTTGAAATAAACTCGATATTAGGAACAAGGACGTTCCTGTGAGAGGTATGACTTTTTAGAGACTTGAAGACGAGGCAACGATTATTCTTGCCCGTGAACTCAACCAAGCCTAGAGCCTTCAAGGTATCAATACGCTTACGGACAGCACAGGCACTTACTCCCGTGATTTCGTGAAGCTTATTGATGCTCCATCTTTGCACGGCAGAAGACTTGACCCTTGTCTTAATGAAAAGGGAAAATGCAATTGCTTTCCTTAACTCGGGATTGCAATACATATTGTTCAATATCTTTCTGCGTATCTCCATTTTACAGATGCTTTAAAAAGTCAAGAGCAGTAAAGAAATGGGGATTCTCTGCTGCTCCGTATTTAGTAGCCTTGCGGCTCACGTAAATCCAAACTCTTACACGTTAGAAAGCTCCCCATAAGCTTGCTAGGTGATAGTGTTCTTTCTTAAACACACCGCAAAATTAATAAAAATCTGTCAAATAACAAACTTTTCTATTAATAAATTTAAAATAATTAATAGTTTCTATTCGCTTTTTAATAGATTTTTATAACTTTGCATTATATTTTCTATTAATAACCAAATAATAAGTAATAGCGTATGATATACAATCAATATCAGCAGTACGAACTCTCCGACCGCATCATGCAAGCGGTATGTGAGGTAGGCAAGGTTACGTTCATGGAACTTTGCTCTGCGGTGAAGACCGTCAAGCTCAACACTCTTAGAGGACTATATTGCCTCATAAGCCGTGATTATTGCATTCATCCAGACCGCTCGGCTCGCCTACTCTGCCGCACCAGAGCAAACGTTATCAACCAAGCACGAAAGTATATGCAATACGTTCAGTCAAAGGATAAGTACACCTTATCTATATATAACCAAATCGTAGAACTCTTAAAAAGTAACAAAGAATGAAAAGAACAGATTATGAGCTTACCCTGCCCGACCAGCTCTTCCCAACGGACAATGACCTAGAGATTCCGACACTCGATATTGATATGCAAGCAAAGGAGTGTCAGTCACCCTTCCTTTGCTTCGGTGAACAGAAGAGAACCTTCAATCTCAATGGAGAAGGCTCTTTGCACTTCTATACCGATGATTACCGATTCTCAGCTATCTACGAGCATCCTGAAAAGATATTGCAGCATCACCCTGCCGTTATCGTTGAACCGAACTTCTCCCTATATAATGAAATGCCCGTATCTTTCGGCTTGCAGTCTATCTACAAGAAACGCTGGATTGCCCGTTGTATGCAAGGTAAGGGTATCGGTATCTTCGTTGACCTCAACGTGGCGCAGAAGTTCTATCGCCTCAATATGATTGGCGTACCTCGTGGATGGCGTGCCTTCGCTACCCGTGGATATTCGGATAGACTGAATAACCTCGACTTTGAGTATTCCATCGCAAGCGATTGGGCAGAGGGCAGAGAGCCGCTATTTGTTATCTACGGCGGCGGTGCTGAGTGTCGGCGGTTCGCCCAGACCCATAGAGGTTGCATCTACATCAACCCCGTTGTCACTACCAAGAAGCATCTTGCCGCCTTGCAGAAGATTCACGAAGGTGTTGCCTTCATCGGCGAAGAGTTCTCTGTTAAGGCGCAGCTTGATAAGCTCACCCCTTTCTCCAAGCAGATTGAGGACTTCCGAGCAGATAACGTCTCTAAACAGATTGAGGAAAAGTAAGATTGTTTATGCGAGATATGGCATTTATTTGCTGTATCTCGCTTTATTTTGTATCTTTGCATCAGCAAAACAGAAATTGTGGAATATAGGTTTTGGATGTGTCATAACAATATGTATTAGTTAAGATTTGGTTAATTGAAAATAATAGTTAGTTTTTAGTCTATAAGCAGCCGCCTGTGATAGGTAGCTGCTTTTCTTATATATAAGAGGTATAAGAATCTAAGAGAAGCCTAAAAATGTCTTAATATAATCATAAGAATCCATTGTTTTATATTAATTTCTATTAAAATATTAATATTATTCCCGAAAATAGTTGGTACTTTGAGATATTTTTATTATTTTTGGAGTGTAAATAATAAGTTTAACAATATAAAATAGGAGATACAACAATGGAAACAGAGAACAAAAGAAAGGAAAAGACATTTAGAAAGGCTCATTTTACATCATCAATGAGCTGTCAGATATGTATAGAAGGTGATACTTGCCCTTTTGCAAAGAGAGGTTATATCTGTTCGCTTTTTGATTTGAGATAGAATTGTTTACTTAACAGATAAATATTTATATCTAAATCGAATAAGACTTTGCACAAAATAAAAATAAAAATTTAAAATATAAAGAATATGAGTAAGTCAAGCGGTGGTACTCGCACCATAAGCAGCAATAATGCTGCTCAGAGTAGAACAAATATAACTGCTCTAAATTCGGAATCAAGCATAGAGGAACAGATTAAATCTGCCGAAAATAAATTGAAAGCAGAGTATGGAGGTGCTTATGATAAGGCTGGTATAGAAGAACAAATTACCTATCTTTTAAAAGATAAGAAACTTTCTCAGGGTGCAAAAAATAGTTTAAAAAAGAAGCTTTCAGAATATAAAGAGAATGTGACTTTTGTTAATACAACTATAAAGACACTTACAAAAGATTTTCCTCATAAGCACTTCGGAACTACAGAAGGTGGCTATGATGCCTTTAAAATTGGAAAAGAATATATAAGCATTAATGGAGATACAATAACAAGGGGCATCGGTGTTGGCTCGAAATCATCATCAGTTTCTAAGATAAAAAACTCTATCACGGGTAAAATGAGTATTAATCATTATCAAGGAGCTGATATGAGCAATAGTTACTCTTTTAAAATTACAGATAAGGCTCAACTCGCAAAATTACTTAAAGATATAACTTCAAAAAAGAAATAAGGTAGCTCGCAAGGCTACCTTTTATTAATTGTTTACACGCAATCTATTATTTTCTATTAAAACCCGAATAATCTCCGTAACTTTGCAAATAATAATTATTAAATGGTAAAGTTATGGCAAGAGAAAATAAAATATCACAGACCGCAGCTACCGCAAAGGAAGAGCTGTTAAATAAGCTTGGTATTCGTCAGAATATAGACATCACCAAGCTTGAATATAACGAAGGGCAGATTGAAGGTTTGTCGAAAAACCCTCGATGGTTACATGATGATGAAGGTAAAAGATTAAAGAAGTCTTTAATAGATAGCCCTGAGTTTTTGGAGTATAAGCCATTAATGGTTTATGCTATGAATAACGGCAAATATGTCACAATTTGTGGAAATATGCGCCTTCGTATCGCTCTCCAACTAAGAGAAAAAGGTTATTCTGAGTTCGATACCCTTCCTTGCGTTATTCTTAAAGCAGATACACCTATTGAGAAAATCAAGGAGTATGCTATTAAGGATAACGTGCAAGCTGGTAATTGGGATTGGGATGAGCTTGGTAATGGCGAATGGGAGGTAGACGACCTGAAAGTTTGGGGAGTTGATTGCTCTTTTATCAATACCGATGAGGATGATACTGATATTGATAAGCTATTCGAGGATGCCCAAAATACCGAGAGTAAAGTTAAAGATATTAAGCTCTCCGTCCATATTCCACAAGAGTTGGAAGATAAGGTAGATGAGATTAAGGAGATTATCAAGTCTGCCGTTTCCGAATACGAAGGTGTGGAAATAAAATAATAGAGATATGGAAGTCTATCTTGCGGGGGGGGGCTTACTGGAAATCTTAGTAAGTTTTGGAAAAGTGTTAGTATGGAATTATATATAGCAGGGACTTTAAGCGGACCCTATGTTTATGAAAAGGCTATGGAAGTTTTTTTAGCAGGTGAACACCCAGTAAAGAACGGCAAGGATGCCGATTGGGAAGGATTAAATATATTGGAAACTTACTATTATCTACAGAATAATAAAGAGTTTCCTCGATTGATAGGCAATTTTCAGAATTTCCTATTAGATAGTGGTGCTTTCACATTTATGTCGGGAGCAGGTGTAGTTAACTTCGATAAATACGTAGAAGGATATGCTGCATTCATTAAGAAGTGGAACGTAAAGAACTTCTTTGAGCTTGATATTGATTCTGTTGTTGGTATCAAAGAGGTTGAAAGACTTCGTGAAAAGCTCGAAAGATTAAGTGGACGTAAGCCTATCCCCGTTTGGCATAAGTCACGAGGGAAAGAGTATTTTGTTGAAATGTGCAAGAATTACCCTTATGTGGCTATCGGTGGTATCGTAACCAAAGAAATACCTATCAATAAATATGAGAAGTTATTTCCTTGGTTCGTGAAGACAGCACATAAATATGGGTGCAAGATACATGCTCTTGGATATACAAATATCAGAGGATTGCATACTTATCACTTTGATTCAGTGGATTCTACAGCTTGGCTTTATGGTAATATGAGCGGTTCTATATATAAGTTCAATGCTAAGAACGGAACTATGGATAAAACCAAAGCACCTGAGGGCAAGAAACTTCGCTCAAAGTTGGTTGCTGCACATAATTTCGGCGAGTGGGTACGCTTTATGAAGTACGCCCGTGCAAGATTATAAAAGATAAATATTTAAATTTTAATTAGTTATGAAAGATTCATTGATTATTGTATCAGGAGGTATGGACTCGGTAACTCTCCTGCATGAGAAGAAAGAAAACATTGCTCTCGCTATTTCTTTTGATTATGGCTCTAACCACAATCAGAAGGAGATTCCTTTTGCTAAGTTGCATTGTGAGCGACTTGGTATCAAGCATATTGTTATTCCACTCAACTTTATTCACGACTACTTCAAATCCTCTCTCCTCGAAGGTGCAGAAGCTATCCCCGAAGGTAACTACGATGATGAGAACATGAAATCAACCGTAGTTCCTTTCCGTAATGGAATCATGCTTTCTATCGCTTGCGGTATAGCAGAGAGTAACGGATTGAAGAAGGTGCTTATTGCTAACCATTTCGGAGACCACGCTATCTATCCAGACTGCCGCAAGGGCTTCATTGATGCTATGTCAGAGGCAATGAAGAATGGTACTTACGAGGGTATTACCATTGATGCGCCATACACCAACATTACGAAAACAGATGTTGCTCGTCACGGCAAGAAGATTGGTATCAACTACGCTGAAACTTGGAGCTGCTATAAAGGCGGTGAGAAGCATTGCGGTAAGTGTGGTACTTGTATGGAACGCAAGGAAGCTCTCCGTGATGCAGGTATCCCAGACCCAACTGAATACGAGGATGAGTAAGGCAAGTGGAGGTACACGAAACTATTCGGGTAACCCTAAGACGATGGCTAAGAGAGAATCAGAATTTCAAGCCATCGTCTCTACGGGTAACTATAAAGATAGCTACTTCGATAAAAGCGGCGGTTACTATGTTGTACATAAATATCATAATGAAATTGCTGACCCGAACACCAATAAGGAAATGTATGCCGCAGAAGTTCTTGCTAAAAATGGTTACCGTGTATATTTAATGAGTGAGAAATCATATATCACGGGAGCGAAGAAGACTGATGGCTTCAAAGAGCATTCTGTGATGGATATGAAAACCATCAATTCGGCGAGTACTTACAAGATAGAGAATGCATTGAAGGGTTCTGCAACGCAAGGAGCAGAGGTCGCTATCCTCATACAGAATAATAAGGCTGTGACAAAAGAATATGTCAAAGACCAAATTTCTATGTATCTCACTCACGCAAAAGGAAATGAAAGAGGTAACTTAAAAGAAGTTATCGTTGTCGGCTTATCAGGCAATGTACATCGCCATAAGCTCTGATAAAGGAGAGCAAAGCAGGTACACCTCTTTGCCTTTGAAGAATAAGCGTGAAATCGAGCAGCCAGTGTACTAACCCACCCGATTTATTCTTCTCGGTCGCAAAATTAAGAATAAAAATTGAAATAACAAAATAAAAGAAAGGAAAATTATGTATTACGTTTCAAAAAGAATGGAGATTGCCGCTTGTCATAAGCTGAATCTCTCTTATGAAAGCAAGTGTGCTAACCTTCATGGGCATAATTGGCTTATTACTGTCTATTGCAAGGCTGAAATGCTTAACAAGGATGGTATGGTGATGGATTTCAAGCATATTAAGCAGAAGATTCACGGCTACCTCGACCACGGTAACCTCAACGAGCTTTTGCTTTTTAACCCTACTGCTGAGAATATCGCCAAATGGATTGTTGCTCAGTTCTCAGAGTGCTACAAGGCACAGGTACAGGAGAGTGAAGGAAATATCGCCGTTTATTGTGACGATGATAAGATTGACGGAAAGGAGGTTCTCTAATGGCTAAGTACAAGGTAAACGAAATCTTCTACTCTATCCAAGGTGAGGGAAGACACGCAGGAAGAGCGGCTATCTTCGTCCGCTTCTCGGGTTGTAATTTAAAGTGCCCTTTCTGTGATACTGACTTTAAGAAGTATGAGGAAATGGGAGCTATTGATATTCTGAATAAGATTCAGTTGCTCTCACCTGATTGCAAGTTCGTTGTCTTTACGGGCGGTGAGCCTACATTGCAAGTGGATGAGGAGCTTACTACCCTTCTCCAAAATTGGGGCTACTATATTGCTGTGGAGACCAACGGAACGCACAAGATTCCAGGCGGTATCAACTGGGTTACTTGCTCTCCTAAGTGTTTATTCGTTAAGGGCGCAGAACCTATCATCAAGATTGCTACTGAAGTGAAGGTTGTCTTTGATGGCGAGCACGAGATTACCGGTTGTGGTATTGATGCAGATTACTACTACGTTCAGCCTTGTGATACGGGCGATGCGAAGAAGAATGCTGAGATTCTGAAACAGACAGTTGCTTTCGTAGAGGCTAACCCTAAGTGGCGACTTTCTTTACAGCAGCAGAAGATTCTCAACGTGAAGTAAATCATTTCGCATATGAGCAAGAATAAAAAGAAAACCCCGACAAAGTATCGTTCTATCTGCTTTTATTGCGGTGGGAAACTTTGTTGGGATTCATCAGGTGACCGCAGCGAGGATGATGATTCCGTAGTGGATTACTATCATTGTATGTAATGCGGTGCTTCTTATGAAGTATGTCAGCCAAATGAGGAGGAGAAGCAAGATTATAAAGAATATTGGAAAGGTAAATAATATGGCTAAGATTACAAAAGAAACAGCAGAAAAGCATATCAAAGAACTCTTGGAGTATATCGGTGAAGACCCTAATCGTAAGGGCTTAGAGGGTACGCCAGACCGCATTATTAGAATGTGGAAAGAGATATTCAGAGGTTATGACCCTTCACAGAAACCGAAGATTACTACCTTTGATAACAATGATGACGGAATCGTCTATGATAACATGGTTATCGACCAAGGCGATTTCCATTCTAACTGCGAGCATCATTGCGTTTGGTTCTGGGGCAAGTATTGGTTCGCATATATTCCAAACCCAAAGGGCAAGATTCTCGGTATCTCTAAGATTGGTCGTGTAGTTGATTACTGCTCCGCTCGCTTACAGATACAGGAGCGATTGGTACACGACATCGTAGATATGCTGAAAGATGCTCTCGGTAGCGAATACCCACCACTTGGTATTGCTCTCGTGATGAAGGGTCACCATTCTTGCAAAGAGTTCAGAGGCGCAAAGAAGAAGGGCATAATGACCTCTTCTTACCTCGAAGGAGCTTTCAAGAATGACCCACAGGTAAGGGTTGAGTTTATGAACCTCGTAAATGGTGATAAGTATGAAGGTTAAGTCAGTTAAAACTAGAATCTTGGAGGAAGTGGGTTTTCAGCTTCCTACCAAGAAGCTTCTCTCCCCTAGGGAAAAGGTTGAAATCATGGAGCAGTTTTTAATGATGCCAGCGAGCCAGATTGTGACTTTGCAACAAGATGGACGTAAATCATCTTTTGTACAACAAATAGCAAAGCTGCTCTATAACAACAATCTTGGAGAGTACTTTAATGTACTGAAAATGTGCCGAGATATGGCAGCAGAGGAGGAAGAAAATAAAGGTGCTTTTCTTAAATAAAAGCTATTGTTGGGAATAAATTAGGAATAAAAGTTATTAATATGCCATTATCAAGAGATGAGAGCAAGCGAAAAAAACAGCTTGCAAACCTTGAAAAAGGTAAGTTTAAAAAAGGTGGAGTTGGCAACCCCAAGGGCAGACCACCAAAGCCTAAGACGATGTCATTGTTCATTGAGGAAATGAAGGAGAAGGGTTACGAAGTGCCTTCCTCTCAGATTATCGCAGAGTCTTTTCTGTATATCGCTACGCTGCCAGAAGATGAATTGAAGGCGGTGTTGGCTGATAAGTCACGCCCGATGATGCAGCGTATTATTGCCAAGGGAATACTTGACAAGAAAGGGCTTGATGTGCTCGAAAGGGTTATTGATAGAGCCTACGGAAAGATTCAGCGCATTGACCTTACAAGCAAGGGTGAGCAGATTAAGCAAGACCCATTGCAGGTACACGTTGTTACCAATAATGAAGAGTATCAGAAAATTCTCGCTGAGATTCAGAAAGAGAAGGAAAAGAAGGACGCTGAGCCAGACAGGACAGCAGAATAATAAAAGGAGCAGATAAAGGATAATAGAGATATGCCGCACGTATATTTAGCGAAGAACTACATGAGGGTGAAAGCAGCGAAGGAAGCAGGGTTCACAACTTGCTCTCTTCAAGGCTCAAGTAGGTCGGGGAAGACCTACGCAATCGTCCAATTACTGTGCGTTTGGTGTCACGAGATAGCCAAAACCACAGTAAGCATCATTCGTGCTGGTATGCCATCAATCAAACGTACTGTTTACCGAGATTTCCGTGATGTTATGATTGTTTTCGGTTGGTGGGATGATAAGTGCATGAATAAATCGGAGTTCGTTTATACTTTCCCTAATGGCTCTTGGATTGAGTTCTTCTCCACCGATAACGAGCAGAAGGTGCGTGGTTCTAAGCGTAAGATACTTTTCGTAAATGAGGCGAATGAGCTTTCTTTCATCGAATGGCAGCAGCTACAGATGCGTACCACGGAGTTCTCTATCCTTGATTATAACCCTTCCTTCTCAGAAGACCATTGGATAAATCAGGTAAATGAGGAAAAAAGCACCTATTGGTTCATATCCACATATAAGGATAACCCTTTCCTCGAACCAAAGGTTATTGCTGAGATTGAGAGCCTTAAATGGAAGAATCCGAGCCTTTGGCGTATCTATGGTTTGGGATTGCGAGCCATCGTCGAGGGTCTTATCTTTGAAAATGTGGTCATTGACGATTATGTACCAATACGGGCAAGAAGGCACAGATATATCGGTATGGATTTCGGTTACGCCAATGATAGCACAGCGATTGTGGAAGTTATGCTTTATGGTAATAACATATATCTGAACGAGATATGTTATAAAACACACATGCTTACTGATGAGATAATTGCTACCCTTAAAGATATTGAAGGCAGACCAGAGATTATTTCAGAGAATGCTGACCCTCGCCTTGTGGATGAAATATATAACGCAGGGCTTGATATAAAACCAGTGAAGAAGTTTGCTGGCAGTATCAATGCAGGTATAATGAAGATGCAACAATATAAGATACACGTTACATCTAAGTCTCTCAACCTTCGCAAGGAGTTCAATAACTATACTTGGCGACAAGATAAAGAAGGAAAATGGCTTAACGAACCGATAGATATGTGGAACCATTGCTTTACGGGTGATACATTGATACTTACAGAGGAAGGTTTGAAGCGCATAGATAGCATTCAGATTGGTGATAATGTGATGACCTCTAAAGGCTATCGCAAGGTCACTCATTTGTTTACACAAGGATGCCGTTTGGTACGTGTCGTTAGGTTTGATTTCGGTAATTTTGCCATCGAAATACAGGCAACGCCTGAACACAAATTTAAAACGAAAAAAGGATGGAAAGAGTTACAGAAACTTACGACAAGCGACACGATTTACCTGTCCAAGTCTTTAATGGAAAGGAATATCACCTTTATAATGAAGAAAGGACATGCAAATACTGTGGTGAGACCTTCATTGCAAACAAATATAGCAAAAAACGATTTTGTAGTAGAGTTTGTGGCGAAAAGTATAAGCACTTTAAAGGAGTATGAGAAGCCTACTTACGATATTGAAGTAGAGGATATGCACGAGTTCTTTGCCAATGGAATCCTCGTACATAATTGTATTGATGCAACCCGTTATGTTATCCTTGAAAAGGTATTGGGCGATTATGGTAGCGGAATGCGAGCCGCCGACATTCTCGGTCTGATGGGTTAAAATCGAAATGCTTATGAAACGAATATACGATAAACAACCAAGGGAGCATCATCGTAAACGCTCCCACTATAATAGCAGAGGAGTATCCAAATTATCCTTTGATAATGAGAAGGTAGCCACAAGATACATAAAGAAAAAGCGGCTTCTCGGTTACTCTGCATACCTTTGCAACGAATGCAATCATTGGCACATTGGAAGATTGCCTAAATAGGCGTTTTTCTTTTGTTTACACAGGGTTTCTTCTTTATGCCTATATAAGTCATATTATTACTAACTTTGCCCTTGTTATAACAAAAAATATTCATATATGAGAGCAATAGAACAGATAGTAGCAATACAAGATGCGAACACAGTCCGCTCGGTATTGACAGCAAGAAAGAAAGGCTTTAAGACACCACTGAGTGCGCTTGAAGAACAATGGAATCCATCAAAGCATAAAATATTTGATGAGGATTTCCGTCCTAAGAAACGAATCAAAGTACCTACGGGTCAGAATGACCCTATCACACAGAAACCGATTTATAAGGATAAGAAAGTTGAGCCGGTAAGAATCGCTATCCCTGCTCAGAAGTCAATCGTAAATCTTACTGTTGGTTTCTTGCTTATGAATGCCGTTACCTATAAAGCTACGGCACATGGTGTTGATATAAAGAAGACGAATGATAAGCAGCAGAAGCTATATGACGGTATCATGCATTGCTATCACGACAACAAGATGAAGTACTTCGATAAGCGACTTGCCCGTACCCTCTTCAAGGAATGTGAGTGCGCCGAGTTATGGTATATGCCAACAGACGCAGAGGGAAAGCTTCGAGGCGAAATCAGAGTTCAGTTGCTTTCACCTTCAAACGGCGATAAGCTCTACCCTCATTTCAACGATTTCCATATCATGGATGGCTTCGCCCGTGAGTACTATGTATATGATGAGCTTGGAAAATCTGAGCTACATTTTGATGTATATACAGATAGATTGTGCTATCAGTACACTAATATTGATGGCGCAGGATGGAAGCTTATCTCTGCCCTACCTCATGGCTTCACCAAAGTGCCTGTCGTTTACTATAGACAAGACCAAGCAGAGTGGGAAGATGTTCAATGGGCTATTGATAGAGTGGAGACTTGTATCTCTAATTGGGGTGATACAAATGACTATTTCGGCACGCCTAAATACTTTATTAAGGGTCGTTTGGAAGGCTTCGCTGAGAAGGGCGAGCAAGGTGCTGTATTCGTAGGTGGTAACGATTCAAGTATGAACGTCCTTTCTTGGGATAAATCACCTGAGAGTGTGAAGGGTGAAATTGCTTATCTCTTCAATATCATCTATTCATTTACCTCAACAGCCGACATCAGCTTTGAGAATATGAAGACTTTGGGCAGCAACACCTCGGGTGCGGCTATTCGTTTAATGTTCACCGCTCCTTATATGAAAGCGGATTTGAAGACAGAAATGTTCGGTGAAATGTTCACTCGCCGCTCGAATATTGTAGCTAACGGCATCTGTAATACGGGAGTTTACGTAAAGGGTATCGACCAGAGTGTTGCTGAACAGATTGACTTTGAGCCAGTCTTCAAGCCATATCTGCCAAAGAATGATGTTGAAATGTTGCAACTTATCACTTCATCCAATGGTGGTGCGAAATCTACCTCTAATCGCCGTGCTATTGAGCTTAACCCTCTCAATGATGACCCAGATAAGGTAGAGGAAGAGATTAAGGAGGAGCAGCAAGAGGCGTTGGCGCAGCAAGCAGCCCTTTCGGGACTTGGTAGTTCCGCAAGTGGAAGTCAGTCAGTTTCAAATGAAGAAGAGGAAGAAGAATAACTATGCCAAAGAAGCTCACATCAAAACAGCAGAAAGAACAACTGAATAATCTGTTCGCCGTTTATAACAAGCGGTTGGGCAGATTATACAGCGATTATGTCAAGAAACTCACCTCTCTTGGCTATGGAGAAGATGTGCTCGAAGATGATGCGCTTTTTAACTTTGATAACTTTCCGCAGTTAAAGGCTCGTTTGAACGACATCTTTAATGATTACTATCAGAATAGCCTTCTTTGTTATAAGAGCGGCATCACCGATGGCGTAGCGTTGGCGTATAACCACGATGAAATGGTTATAGGCGGTTATTCCGTGCTTACTGATAAAGCTATAAGGGTCGCACGAGATACTGCCGCAGCCACGTTTATTGCAAATCGTTTGAAAACAAAGAACGGATTGAATCTCGCTCAGACTGTTTGGAACTACTGCCAACAGACGAAGAGTGAGTTTGAAATGGCTATGAGTAATACCATTGCGGACGGAATCAAAAAAGGCTCATCAGCAGAGGAAATAGGCAAGAGTATTCGCAGATACCTTAATGACCCAGATATGATGTATCGCCGTTACCATACCATCAAGGTTCAGAAGAACGGAAAGAAGAAAGATGTGGTGACTTGGCGCAGACGTAGAATCATTGACGGCAAGGTGCGCTTCGTTGAAGAGCCATTGGAGAAAGTAGGCATGGGTGTTTATCGCTCGGCAAGAAAGAACGCTCTCAGAGTAGCAAGAACTGAGATAAATTCCGCATATCACAAGGCAAGAAATGAACGATGGCAGAACGAGCCATTCGTTATCGGTCAGTATATACACGTATCACCACAGCACAATATTGATGATATATGCAATGACCTCGAAGGTCGCTACCCGAAAGATTACGTATGGATTTCTTGGCATCCTCAATGTATCTGCACCTCAGACCCTATCACCATACAAGGCGAGGAGAAGAAGGAGTTTTATAAACGCTTGATGGCTGGCGAGGATATGAGTAACTACGTATCCCCTTTTGCCGTGCTCACTATGCCAGAAAAGTACAATCAATACATCAAGGATAACTCCGAAGCTATCGTGAAGGCAGGAATGAATGGTAAATTGGCTTGGCACTTACAAGATAACACAAAGTATTGGGCACATCTTTTAAGTCCGTCAGACCGCAAGAAATTGGGGTTAAAGGCGGTTTCTTCTAAGGAGCTTATACTTGCGAAGGCAAAGGAACGCCACGCCCTTAGAACTAAGGAGCAGATAGATAAAATACAGAGCCGATGGGATAAGCATAGACGTGACTATTACAATGGCTTAGTTCATAATCTGCTCGGTAATAAATCTGTTACGGATATAAAGAGCCAAGACCTCTTTGAACGGTACTATGCTATCCGCTACGCAATCAAGGACAAAAAGAGTGCTTCTGAGATAGCATCTTTGTTTGATAGATTCAAGCGAGGTTATCAGACTAAACTTGCATGGACTGACCGCAAGGTTGCGATGAATGTTATGAAGGTGGCTGCTAATTACGGAGAAACCGATGTTTCTTCCGTTCTAAGCGCATTAAAGTCTGCTAACTATACATTGGCTAGGAAAGAAGCAAAAACACTCGCAAACGCCATTTCTGCCATTAAAAAGGATGAGCTATCACTTTCCGCTCTCATCCCTGATGTCAATAAGTGGCATAAGCAGTTCACGTCCCAGGAATTGCACGGAGTATATGATGCCGTAGAAGCGAAGTTGGCTCAATGGCAAAGCTTGACGCTTGAACAGCAAGCGAAGAAACTACAATTTGAAGCAGTTGATTTCCTTGGTGGAAATATGCACGGGGTTCAACAGAAGTATGCTACATGGAAGGTATCGCAAGCGGCATATATAAAGAAACTTGGCGAGGTTAAAGATGCTATTGATTGGGCAAATATCAGTACTAAACTTGCTGATGTTAAAACCTATAATACGCAAAGCAAGGTTTACCATAAAATGCTATACGACCTTGAAAACGCTATCAATGCAAAAGATAAGGCACTCGCACAACAACTTCTATCAGACACCGAAGTCAAGAGACAACAACTAATGAACATCAAAGCAAAAAGAGGTATCAAAAGCAATGGCTCTATTCCGTTTGATACAGATGCTTACTCGCAAACAAGAAAGAATGCTGCTATTTGGTGTAAATCCTCAACCGAGAGTCATAAGTTATTTGATGCCGAGAGTAATGCTTTTTGGAATAATGTTATGACAAAAGAAGAGCACGTTGGTTGTAGGGCATACACGGGAGATAGCGGATACATGAATAGACCTTTGCGAGGATATGATGGCAGTTGGGGATGGTCTCATTATAAAGGAGTTGGAAACGTACCTTTGGATAGAGAATATGGTGAAGACCATATAAAAGCTCTTTATTCTGCACTTGAAAAGAGCGTAACTAAGAAAGATATGTGGCTACAGCGAGGTAATGAAAATTGGGAAGGAGTTGAAGGCTTCTTTGGTGTAAAAAATCTATCAAAAGCAGACTTACAAAAGTTTGTTGGAAAAGAGGTTACCGACTGGAGTTTCTGCTCTTGTGGAACAGCAAAAGGCACAGGATTTAGTGGAACTATCTTTAATATATATTGTCCTAAAGGAACAAAGGCATTCTACGCTTCACCTCATTCGCAGTTTGGTTACGAGAACGAGACTATCTTACAGCTTGGAACGAGATTTAGAATAACAAAGGTTGAAGTTACGCCATACGGTAATGTTTATGTGGATATGGAGGTTATCGGATATGATAAACATCCATTATTATAAAAAAGGGGTGATTTCTCACTCCTTTTCTTGTTTGTATTGATTTATGTACCATTCCTTAAAGCCATCGTTTGTTTGCATCCAGTGTGTATAACGATTGAATAAAAGAGCTTTTAAGGTAATAGGAACTCCATCATCGTTCTTAAATAAACTAAGACCGGCACGCAAATAATCATCAAGCCAATTACCAACCATTTTAAAGTTTTCACTATCTTCCTTTGGATTTTCTGATAGCTCTACCCAAACCTTTTCATACTCCCAGAACAATACATTTGTTTCTTTTGATGGCTCTGCTTCACCTTTGAAGTATCGGCAGAACTTGATTAAATCTTTCTTATTCGCCATATCTATAAATAAATTTAATTACTACATCCTTCATATCCAAAGGAAGATAATTCAATGCTTTTTCCTTCATTTCTTGTGGAATACCAAAGAGTGGCTGAGCGATTGAACCAACGATTGCTCCCATCGTATCGCTATCACCGCCGTATGATACAGCATTTCTGATTGCATCCTCGAAGCTACCACTATCAAGGACTATTCTAAAGGCAAGAGGAACGCACTCTTGGCAAGTTTCTGCCCATTTCCCTCTTGGAATAAGATTCTTATCCCAATCAGAGCCATAATATTGTTTTGCTATTGACATAATAAATTCTTTGTGTTTATATACTTTTAAAGCATCTACACAATCTGCTACCGAAGCAGCACCAATCAATCCTTCAACGTGACTATGTGAAACCTTTGCGCTCATCATTGCCTGACGAATAATATCAGAATATTCTTTGAACGCCCAACCCACAGGACTAACTCTCATAGCTGCTCCATTCCCAAAACTATTATAAGGCTGTGGATTATAGCTACGAACCCATTTTGCGAAGCTTGCGCCATACCCACCCATTGGGTTTAGATACTTCTGACACCAGTATTTAAGCGAGATACTATAATCTTCGACATTCGGCTTTTCATCACCATCTTTTTTAAGAATAGCATCGGCTACGGCTATTGTACAGATAGTATCATCTGTAAAATTACAACCTTCGTCAAATAGCTTAAAGTTATAATCAAATGTGTTATTGAACTCAAACTTTGAGCCTACAATATCACCTATAATTGCTCCTATCATAGCTGTATCTCCCATTTTAATGTTAATTATTCGCAAATTTACGAAGAAATATTCAGATAACCAAATATTTTTTATTACTTTTGCATTAATTGTTGTATCGAGTGCGTATCTCCTATGTGCTCACAACGTTAAACAAAACAATTATTTACATCTAGCATCGTCCTCATTCGTATCTCCGAGGGCGGTGCTTTTTGTTTACAAGAACTCCTTTAAAGCAACGTGATAAACGTCATACACCAGGCGAGCGTTCTTTACGTTTATCGCTGTTCTATATGTCACAAGATTTATCTGATACATAATCTATATTCGTTTACTTTTCTACTTCATAAAGGTATTGAATATCCCCACCGCCAAGAGTGAGGATAACCGAAGGCTCACCGAACATTGGCTGCTTATGGAAATCACACCAATACCAATGATTCCGTTTCAGCTTACCTTCTATCACATTCAGCTCCAAATCATTCTTTTTAGGAGCTTCAAGATAATCCTTGCCCTGTCGCATATCCAAGCGATGTAAGGCTAAAAGTACGTCAAATGCTCTCATATCTTACTCAGCTTTATCAACGATAACAAGGTTTTTCAATCTCTCCAAGAATGTATGATAATCATCCTCGCAGGGAATGACTTGACCGCCCGTTGGTGTGGTCTTGCAATTAAGCTTTATAGATGTTTCTATATCGCCATTCCGTGAAGGTTCAACGTAAGCGATATTATCTATATTAACAAGGGTACAATGCCCTTTATACTTTACCTCAATAAACTTTGTCATAATCTTAATTATTTATATCCGCATTTAATACCAGAGCAGCAGCCACCTAAATAGAAGTGACAGAAGCCTAAGAAATAGTGCTTACAATGCTCATTTATCTTAATTTCTTCCTTTTTCATAATTGAATGAATGTAGCAGTTTATTCTTTTTAAAATCATAAGAATAGCCCTTATCCTTCATTATCCCTAACAAGTAGTCTCTTTCTGTATCATTTGCTTCCCTTAGATACCCTGTAGAGTACTTTACATTCGTAGAGGTTTTGCCTGCCCCTATTCCTAATTTTTCGAATATGAAAGAATACTTAGCGTGAGCTTCTATCCAATCTTCGTTATATACTTTATGTAGGATGAAGACGCAATGTTCTCCTCTCCAATCATTCTCCAATGTTAAAATATCACCTTCTTTATACATATCTTATTCACATTCATCTAAATATTCACACCAAGCCTCGTTAAAGACCCTATTTAAACGCTCATTCTTCTCAACCTCTTCATAGGTAAGATTAAGCGGAGGAAGCGCATCTTGCGGTGTATATGTATATCCACATTCATGGTTAGCGAACTCATATTTGAATGCTGATTTAAGATTATCATCATCCTTTAAGAACTCTTTAAGCTCTTTCTGTGTTCTCTGAAAGTGCTCCTCGAAAAGATGGGTATCTTTCTTTAAGCAATAGCAACCACCAACGAGCATATCAATCTTACTAATATCTTCGGCGTTGGTGGTAAGCCCCCACTCTTCCATCATTTTCTTAAACTGCTCTTTACCAAAAGCTGCTTTCATGGGCAATTTATTAAGTTCTTTCTGATGCTTCTTCTTTAATTCTGCGTACTTATTCATTGTCGTATCTCCTATAATTTAATTGTTAAACCATTTATTAATTATTTACACCGCAAAATTAATAATTTCTTTTGAAACTACCAAATTTTTTCTGTATTTTTATTAATATTTTTATAGCTTTTAATATATTGATATGTAAATTAAGGTTATATTAATATAAAAAATGCAATATAAATATATAGTATTCATTTTTTCGCTACCTTTGCATACATAACCAAATCAGACGAGTTATGACACAGATTTATAACGCATCACCAAAGGAGTTGGCGGCAATGGCTCAACGCTACCTCCGTGATGGAATACTAAGCAGAGCCACATATTGCTACGAGCGGCTGATGTACCTCGGTTGCTTGCGCAGAACGGGTTATCTTCGCCTTGCCTTAGTATATACCAAGCAAAGGAAAGATAATGCCGCAGAGCGTGTTTTAAGTAGGTATCGTGCAATTTATAAATATTAATATAGGAGATATAAGATTATGAAAAAAGAAAAAACATTATTTGTGACACTCTTTGTACTCATCGTAGCTTGTACAAATCTTTCATGTTCAAGCGATGATAATAAAGAGAACGAAAAGAAAAAATTAGAGAATACAAGCTGGGTATCAGACGAAACTTCGTTCCATAGCTCTTCATTGGTTGCCATTGATAAAACAGAGCCAAATACCAAGATAGAAGCAAAGATGAATGAGGTTGTCGGTTTCCAATATACAGAGGAGACCAAAACAGAAGAAGGTTATTGGTTCTGGGATTTATGCAAGCAAAATAAACATGAATGCGACTCTACAATAACAGCTTCTTTTGATGCAAACAAATGTACTTTTAAGGTAAAGGTTACGAAAACCAAAGCAAAGGCTAATCAGACCAAAACGGAAAACCTTTATAAGTTTAGCGAAGGCTCATATATTGTAAGATTCGGATATAATAGATATGAAGAGATTACTGTATATAGTTATGGTATTTACAGAGCTGACGGTACTCTCTTTATTCCGCTTGATGGTAAGGGATGTGTAGCATATCAAACAAAATATACTTACTCTAATAAAGAAGTATATAATGAAGATGTTAGCGAATACACTATTACTGCTAATTATGAAATTTTAAATAATGCTATCAGCTTTACCTATACAAAGGATGGCAAGAATATAACATTTGATGGCTTATTATCGGCAGACGGTCAAAGAATAATTATAGAACGCAATCCTATTGTAAACTCTATAAGAGTTTTGAAGAGATGATAGATTTTATCAATAAACTAAAATCGTACCTAAATCGAAAAGACGACATAAGTACGATAAAAATATCATCAGTAAGCGACAGTCTTAGCGATAAAAAGGTTGTCGCTGAATCTTTCATCCCTAAAGGATGCTTGTTGGGCGACCTTAATTTTCACAAGAGGTATGATAAGGCTATAGAAGAGGGTAAGTGGATTGAAGCAGAATATCCTAACGATTATTTTGTGCATTGTAATCTAATGGTTGGTTACTTTAAAAAGGGCGATATAGAAAACTGCAACAAAGAAGCCAGGTTAACAATCATCAAAGGACATCATACAGGGTATTGTGAGAGTCGCCTTTCTATCAACTTATATAAGGATAGAAAATACCATCAGGTTATACAATTATCGGAAATCGAAGAGAATCCTGGATTTGGTCTTTTATTCGATGATGTATATAAAAGGAAGCTGAAAGCTCAGAAGCATATAGATAAAGCTACAGATACAAAAGAAGAACGCCTCTTCACAGACGAAGAAATCGAAGAGCTTTATCAAAACATGGAAAAGCAAAAAGCTTTGCGTGAGTGGTATATGCGCACACGAAGCTTGATAAATGAGGAGCTATGTAAGTTAAGAAAGAAAGACTTGCTAAACGATAAATCTGTGGTAGAAGAAATGGAGTTTTATACCAATGAATTAATAGAGCTATCCCGAAAATATGGACATTTGTGTTAGCCAAAATATACAAACTATGACAGAAGAAGAAAAGAAGAAAGCTTTAGAGACCTTCAATGCTCTCATAGAAGAAGCAAGGAAGAATAACGTCAACATGACGATGGATGAGATTAATGAAGAAATTCGGCTCGCAAGGGCTGAACGAAAGCAAAGAGAAAAAGAAAAGGCAGAGCGCAAATAGTGACCTGCCTTTCTTATAGATTGTATCTCCATAATTATTTACACCTTGTTGTATTGCGTATCTCCTACTCACGCATAACGTTAAACCTCTATCCCGATTACTTTGCTATAGATACCATCTGGGAGTACGCCACCAAAGGCTTTCACAGCGTTACCGATGCTCTCGGCAATCATCGTACCCTCATTGCTATCATCAATACCCTCAGATACCAAGAACTTCATCGCCTTCTCCTGTACTGCCATAAGCTCTTTGAGCAGACCGACACACCGCTGAGTAACATCATTATCAACTGTTACCTCTATCATCATATTCTGATTATCCATTTTTGATTTCTCCTATTCAATTAAAAGTTAGACTGATTGTTTTTAGATTCAAGCGCAGCTCTCTTCTCGCCATTGATTTCAGCGAGAGCATCCTTGACATTAAAGTCGTTGTTATAGAGAGCAAGAATAAAACGCTTGCCACGTTGATTCCATACAAGATTTACTTTTCAAAGGCTGCTTAGATTGCATCATTGAATAAGAACCCTCCTTGCGAAGAGTAGGTAACACCTCTTCAAATACCCAATCTTGGAACTTGCGAGCGGAAGACTTGCGAGATTGGAAGATTACACGATAAAGGTCTGGCTCGGTGACAAAATACATTTCAACTTCTTTTGAAATACCAGTAGGAGTACCATGAGATATTATCTCATTTGATACCCCGATAGTATCGGGGTGGCATCCTGTGCGCTTGATAACATCATTCACACGCAATTCAAGTGAATCACAAACATCCTTTAAACAGAACAAAGGCTCATCCTTATCGTTCCGTGATGTTCTAAGTTCTCCAAACATAGGAGAATTAAAAATTTCTACGTTCTTCATTTTGCTTATCTTTTTGAACGTTTAACTAACAGACACATAAAGGGCGTACTGTTACCCTTCGTTCAATTCCGATAAGCTAAAGGAACGCATACACCATTATAATATATGCAAGGGACAATACGCCTATATTGTATTTCTTTATGAGAAATCAGAGCATAAAAAATGCACCTTCATTATACTGAAAGAGCTTCTCATCCTCAATCAGCTTATCTTTATTGAACGCCGCAAAATTAAAAAGAAATCTGCGAACTACCAAATTTTTCTCCAACTATTTTTGGTTTTAATAGAAATAAATCGGAATTAATAGAATTTAATAGCTTTCTTTCTAAGAATCAGCGATTTTATGTCTTCCGACCAAACAGAAGTTGAAATACCTTCTTTCCTTTGACTGTTATCCAAGTCCGCACTCCAGCGTGGTCGCTGCTTACGCTTTTGAAATCTTTTAATTCAAATAAACCATTTGTATATTTTGCAATCGGTCTCAGCTCACCTTTTGGTGTACGATAAATATATCCTTTATCAATGAGAATCTTTATAAACTCACTTTGTTTCAAACCGAGTTCCTTTGCAGTATCACGAAAGCCAGTAAGCAACGAACGCTCAACAAGTTCATCGAAGTATTGTGCTTTTGGTTGCATTTCCTGATTCTTTGCTTCAAGGGCTTTCTTTTCCTTTTGCTCTTCAATCCATCTTTCAGCACGTTTAATAGGGTCTTCAATCTGGTACGAGGCAACCATACCCTCTCTTGCAATCTTCTCGCACTCAATAAAGTATTTGCGAGCAAGGCGACCTTTCTCGTTATTTTCTACCATAGAAAGCTCCTTTGCCATATCAACGGAAAGGGCATATTCAATTTGCGGTCTTCCTCCATTTGAGTTTTTAAGATTTTCCTTAAAAACCTCATAATCCTGATTTTCAACAAAGCCATATTTAGTGATTCTTTCTTGAATCCAATTAGCAAACTGATATTTGCTCTCCAAGAACTGATGTAGTTCTCTTGCATTGACGGCACGTTTGCCGTTATGCTCAGTAATTTTGATTATTTCTTCCATATACTTTTTAATTTAATTTTTTTCTTTCAGAAGGGAGCAGCAGCCGAGACCGCCACCCCCAAGAGATACAATACTATCTTATTATAGCCTCATACGAAGTAAGTTTCTGCAAAAGATGCACATTCTTCTGATTATACGAATCACGCTCAGCCCTTGCGCTTCCTATCTGAACCAGGCTGATAAGCATAGAAATGATTATCGTGGCGATAATGAATATCCAAGGGTATCTGTGAACCAATCCGTTCAATAACCGCCATCCATTGCGAAGGATAATGATATTGAACTTCAATATATACTTTAAAGCCTCTATGGTGCCTACATGCCCCTTTATAGTTATCTCACACATACATTACGCTCCTTTCTTGAATTTCTGAGTACCTTCTTTAGGCTCGCAGAAGCCATCCTCCTCTCGCAAATTATAGAGAGCTTGCGTTTCTTTAGGCATACTATAAAAAGCCGAAACACGAGCCTTCTTTGCGTTGATAGGGTCATAGAGAGTTTTTGTTATATCAGACCATACGGCGATAATCTTCTTATCTTTGACAATATTATCACGGAACTTTTTGGCTTCATCGTGCATGATGTCGTACAGACAATTATCCGCTTGTGTGAATGCCATTTTAGCCCGATAATTTTCGTAGCTTGGAGCAATATCAACTCCATACTCCCTTCCGGTAATCTCCATAACGTGTTTATGAGTATCATTAATCTGCTGTACGAGATTCTGAATAGTAATGGCATAAGAACTGAGATAAGGGTTGTATTTGCATTTAAGATTGCGAAGCTTATTTTCAATCATCTTACGCAACTTCTCAACCTTATCCTTAATCAAATCCCACAGATAAGTAGAATACTCATTATAGTAGTCTTCATCCATATTTCGCTCATACAACTTCATCGTATCACGAATAGAAGTTTGGCATTCAGTAAAGTGCTTTTTAAGATTGAACTTAAACACCTTCTTCTTATCAAAGACCTCCTTAGAAATAAGAAGGAAGTTGTCTGCCAAGATAAACTCCATGTAGCAACTCTGGCAGAGAGTAGAATAAGCGTAATCAAGGGCTTTCTGTATCTGCTCATTATCAATGCCACTCGGTACATAGATAGTGGCTTTCCAACCCATAACGTCCGTTTCTACATATCTTCCCGTATCTATCTTGCAATCATTATGATTGCCTAATAAAATAGATGCTTCCATACTCTACTCCTCCTTATCATTATTACCTTGCACAAGACATCCGAAAGTAACCCCAACAGATATGATAATCAATACAAATAGAACCAAATTCATACCTTATCCCTCCTTTTCTTTTAAGAACCGCACAAGGCAGTTATAATTCTGACTAAGGCTATTGAGAATCTTAATTTGCTCACTAACTGACAAATTCTCGAATAGTACAACTTTATCATCCTTGTCCTTTATGGTCATACCACAAAGGTTTCCACCGATTTCAAGTATAACTGTTAGACCAGTATCTTTTTTATCCATAATAAAGCTATTTTTTTAATTTCCGATAATGATAATATTTTTTGTGTTCATAGCGCACGGAAGAGTACTTTTGAAGATTTTCCTCATATTCCTCACGAGGATAAGAGAATGCTCCTTCAGAAAGAGCTATACGCTCAAAATCGGCATATTTCTTGTCATATCCAAGAAGCTTAACCAAATCCTTCGGATAACACCATGCAATCTGTAGTTTCTGCGGCTCGTCTTTTTCTGGCGAAAACCTTATTGAACCTATATCTTGGTAACATTTTGCACCAGGCATTCTCATATCCTCAATATAAGGTTGTAACTCACCACTTCTTACGTCTCTGAAAAAGACAAAGATTGCATTACTACCACAAGGCTCAGTAACAGGGTGGAGTATCTTATCAATACGTTCTTTCTGTTCTTTCTGATTTTGTTTATAGCCTTTCTTGTACCCTCGAATAAAAGCCTCCGAACATACTTCAAGCAAACCATCTGGGCAAACACGATGATTGCATTTCCTACAATGACGTTCATTGCCGTTAGCTATTTTAGCTTTATCTTCTAAGCTTAATCTCTTTCCCATTCTATTACAGATTAATTATTAATATTCCGTTATACAATAACACCCAACCCGTTATGAGTAAGATGAATAAGAATATAGTAACCGAGAATTTCTCTTTTATAGTTACCACACCTTCTAATTTTCCGTTCATTGCACCAACAGCAACAACGCTGCTTAATGCGATAACTGCTGCGCCTATGATGATTAAAATCGCTCCTATTCCCATTTTTTCACCTCCCATATTTCTGTGATTTCCATCTGCTCACGATATTCCTTTACCGCATTGGTAAAACAAGGAGAGATATTTAAATCCTTAACAAAAGAGGTGATGGTTTCCGTCTGATGATGGTTATCACCTTGCACCCATCCATCGTCCTCTTTAATGAAGCAGAAAACGGCAAAGCAAGATTTCTGTTCACCTGTTTCATTATTCCGTATCTGTTGCCTTCTCGCACAGAACTTCATTGTTCGTTCATTATTGAATAACTCGTAGCCATCACCCGTGCGTTGAGCAAATGGTACGTTACCCTTTGCTTCTATGATAAACTTCTTTTCTTTAATCTCTTCCATAATCATTATGTGTTAGATACAACTGAATAACTTTCATCTTTTCCGTAAACAACATCTACGTTAAGAAGGTTGTTAAGTCTGAAACCCATAGTCCAACTGAACCAAAGATAACCAATCTTCTCAGCAACCCTTATTGCGGTATCAGCATACTTCTTTGCATCACCCTTAAAAGGTTCTGGGCCATAATAGGAGAAGCCATTATCAAAGACCATTTTGAATACTTTATTCTTAGGTAGCTGATACTTACAGAAATCATCATAAGGAAGAATATTTCCATCAACCTCAAAGCAAACCTTTTTATAATCAAGGAAGGAAATAAATCCTTTATCATTGATAGTAAGATTGCTTTTTTTAAGAGTATCTAAGGCATCTTTCTCCTCTTCTTTATTAAGAATTCGATAATTAGTAAAGATAATCCTACAGCTCGATTTTTGTGGTACGTTATCAACGATTGCAATAAGCGGAATAAAGCTGCTAAAAGAGCCAGATAAAGCTATTCCCTGTTCTCTTAAAAAACGCTCACTATCACACTTATTAAAGTATATGGTAGCTAAAGGAAATTCCTTTCCGTATGCTACGTTTAAATTCTTAAATTCTATAAACATAAGCTTAATCAATATAGTCGTTAAACGTAAAAACCTCAGATGCCCCCTCACGGAAAGGTTTCTTATCGCAAGCGTAACCCATCCAAGAGCCGTAGTCATACACTTTATACATATGATAACCAGCCTTCATCAATACCTTAAAGGCAGCTTTCATTTCACATCCATGTATTCTAACCATATCCTTATCGTTGGCATGTCCACTAAAGCGTGGATTGCTCAAACTAATACGTCTTGTAGCAGGTCGGCTACCATTATTTGCACCAGAGAAAGGATGAAAAATATCCAAACAACTATTAGATAAGAAGGCATTACAGATTGCCTGTACGACTTCCTCTCTAACTTCGGTTGGTTGAACATAATCGTTTTGTGGTATATTTACCTTGATTTCCATAATAGAATCTCCTATATTTAAACGTTAATTATTTCTTCTTCATACATTCCTTCACAGCGTATTGGCTTTTAAGAAGGCATTGTGTTGCATTCAAGCCTTTCAGGGGAATAAAATACTCTACGATAGCATTCCAACGTCCTCTGAACGTACCCGAACCCTTTGCGTTGGCGATAAAAGAATCAATATCTGATTCACTAACCAAAGCACCTGAGTACTTGGTGATAACCTCGCCTGTGTATTTATTGATAATTGTTATCATTGTCGTATCTCCTTTATTGTATCATTATTCTCTTGCCCAACGCTCGAAAGCTATAACATAATCTCTCTTTATGAATAAAGCGTCACCCGAACCATTATCCCAATAATTAGAGATATGAGAAAGAAAATTACCTGTACCATTATTCGGGCAGAGTTTGCTGTATATAGAACGGAACATTGCTGATATTTGGCGACCATTAAAATGCCCAGCTTCCTTTGCTAAATTAACAACATATCCAACACAATTAGACACAATAATAATACCTTTTTCGTTTACAAATTCACTATCACATGTACCCCAACAGCCATTAATAATAGTATCTTTCAGAAGTTGCTTCTGCTTATCTGAGAGCTTATCTAAAAGCTCATTTACGTTTATTGTCTCCATTGTCGTATCTCCTATTTTTCAATTTCTGTAAACTCAATTTTACCATTCTTTTTAACCTGTGCGTGCCACTTATTAGTTCTTATCTTACCATCCCAAAATGAAAGAGTAGGAAGTACAATACATTCACCACGCTCTACAAGTCTTTCATAATAACTTATGACCTCATCCCAACTATCGAAAGTATGGGCAAGTGCTGTAAATCTGAATCGAGCAATTTTCTTTGTTTCCATTGTTGTATCTTTTAATTATTAAACCTATTTATTAATTATTTACTCCGCAAAATTAATAATTTCTTTTAAAACTGCCAAATTTTCTGTGCTATATTATTAATATTTTAATAGAAATTAATACAAAACCAAAGAAATCCGATATTTTTACACAGAAAACTTATCTTTTATCCACTTTTCGATGGTTAAGATAAAGTCGTCCAATGAGCGGCAAATGCTGTACTGAAAGCCTAACCGCTCAACATCAGACTGAAATTTTGCTTGCAAATCAGATTGATATCCGCTCTTCGTTTTAACTTCAATAAATAGGACTTTTTCTCTTGCTATAATGATAAGGTCAGAGAAGCCAGCTAAAACACCCTCACCTTTCATAATCTTCGCTTCAAGCGCACTTCGTTGTCCTCCGTTAGGGATGGCGGCAATGATGTAGCGAGGATATTGCAAGCGAAACCACTTCACCATCTGAATCTGAATCTGCGATTCAATGTGCCGTGGTTTGCTTCTGCCTTTCTCCTGGCTCTCCTTCTTTAAAAATTCATCGTACTTCATTATTGCATTTCTTTAGCCTTAATATCCTTAACGAAAAATTCAATCATACGTTCATAATATTCTCTTCTTTCAAGATACTTCGTACAATTAATCTTTCGCTTACATAAATCCACATTATTTTGAGCCAACAAATACTTGTACATGTAGAGCATCTTCAAATCATCAGTTCTGATAAACCCCAAAGTCTTTTCCTCATAAGCCTTTTCAAGCTGTTTATTGGTTTCTTTCAACTCTTCGTTCTTTTTGATAAGACGGGAAATCTCTTTCTTTAAGCGATAGGCATATATCCACATAACGATAAACGGCAAGAATAATATCGCAGTAGACCAACCATCCTTCACCGCACCACTGAGACAGCATCCCGTCAGAAAGAATGCACACAGCAGCTCTGTATTAGAACCGCACCAAGATAAAATCTTCTTCATATTGATATATATTTATCAGTTTCTAATTTTGAGACTTGACCATTGAAGTATTTGCGCACACCTTCGTAAATCTTCAATTGCCGAGAAAGTTCTTTATTCTTTTAAAGAAGCTCATCACGTTCAGCAACGACCTTCTCGTAATCATTGTGTTTATTCTTTAATTTATTAAGCAACTCACCTTGTTCTTTAACCTTTTTCTGAAGACGAGTTAGCTTGTTTTGCATCTTCGAGTAGTTTTCTAGCACTCTAAGCACTACCCTTTCGTAAGGTACATCATTATTATACTTAGTTCCTTCCATATTACAAATGTTTTTTAACTTTATCATATATACTAAGAAAAAATAAAATCAAGGCAAAGAAACTTCACCTCTTCTATATTTCTCCCAAAATTCTTTATCGTACTTAAACCCTTTCTTAAACTTATGTCCGAATTTATTCCCTTCCTTAAACCTAAACTTCTTAGAGCTTGATTTGGATATAATGGTAGCAATCTTCATGGAAGATAATCTATACTCATGTAACCATACGGCATCTTTTCTTAATCCAAGAGACATAGCCTTATTCTTAACTGTTCTGATATTACAACAGAAGATTTTAGCAATTTCTTTATTCGTACGAAAGGGAAATAATCTAATAAATCTCTGTTCCTCCTCCTCGCTCCAGTAGCGGAAACGCCCTAAATAACGGATTTCACCATACTTAGCGATAAATCGTGGTGATGCAGGTTTAACTCCATTTCCTTTTAATCGCCGCCGTACTGTTTCATAAGGTATACCTACCTTTTTACTAATTTCGGGTATGGTAAGCCCCTGTGCGTACAGAGCCAATAATCCATCATCTATAGAATGAGGATATTTTAGTACACAACACCCTTTATTACCTACTCCCATGTCAATGTTTTTAATTGTTCGATACTCTGATAAGAGATTTTGCATTTCTTATTCTCGTAGCAACCATCTTTAGAAAGAGCATTCCATAGAGCATTAAGACAGATGCCAATCTTCTCTTTATCATACTTTAAATAAATCTCTGGGCATGTAAGGAAAGGTTCAGGCTTTTTGTCTTTTAACAGAACCACAACAACCCTTTTTGCTCTTGTTGGTCTATCATTCAATCCTATCATGTATTCACCTCACTTTCTATCTACTTCTGCGATTCACGGATAAGTAAGTCAAGCACCTTGCTAATAATGTTAGGGTTCTTTACTACATAAGTTCCCACATTGGTTACGAGGTCTACTTTTACCACCATTCCGTTATTTCGCAGCAATTTATATTGAGTATTCAACTCTTTAATTTTATCCAACTCATCCATATAAAAATACTATTTACCATTATACGCAAGCATATACAGCCTACGATACTCTTTATGAGCATTGTACCAAGCTTTTGCTCTTTCGATGCAAGCTTCACGATGCTTCTGGTAGTAGGTCTTGCTGTATTTACTTCTGCGCATTTTACGTTCAACTTCTGTCATAGTTTACTTAATAGAGCGGAAGGAGATACTACAGAATAGACCTCCATCCGCAATTATATATTTCACAGCTTAAAAATCACAAGAATGGCAAGCGGAGAGCCCTTCGGAATGATAAGGTAGCGAGAGCGTGAACCGAAGTTTGTCTGCTCCTGTATCATTGTCTCGTCATTGATTGAGAGTACGAGCTTTACCTTTTCCTTCTCCCCTACCTGTGTGGAAATCACATCGGAATGCTGTAAGCGATAATCTGATTCAGTAGGAAGACCATAAATTGCATTGTCTGTGATTGGAACAATCAAGCCACGATAACCCTCTTTAAGAGTGAAGTACGTTACTACTTCTATTCTTCCTTTACGAGCTTCAATATTATAAGGAGCACAGATAACAAAAGAACCGTTTGTATTAATCTCAGGTTCATAATTTAAACCTTCAACCTCAAAAGGGAACTCATTCTCTTCCTCATGCTCCTCAACTTGCTCCTCAACTTGCTTCTCACTTTGCTGCTGATTCGCATTTTCTTGGCTCTGCTGAGCGTTCTCGTTCTCCATAGGCATATTATCGCCATCCAAATTCAAAGGCTGTTCTGCGCCATTTTTCTTAGGTCTTGCCATAATTTACTCCTCCTTCTTTTCCTCGTTAGACTTCTGTTCCTTCTCCTCCTTTGTCTTATGCTCGAAGACATCGTACACGTTGGTTTTACTGAGACCGATGATTTCGTAATCTATCATGGTCTTCCCCATTACCTCATCAATGTTATTGATTGCTCTGTGCATTGACTTAGCTTGCACTAGGTAAGTCACGTTGCTACGCTTCTCTTTGTTGGTCTTATCGTCATAGGAAATGAATTGCAACTTCGCCTTATACCAGCAATCATCATCACCATTATCCGAAAAGAAAACCTCTCTGTACGAAGCCTCTTGCATTGACTTAACCTTAAACTCGCCGCTGATATAAGCAGCCATTTCCTCCGTGATTGCGCTCTCACCTTCCGTGAAGGATAAAGCATCAATCGAATACTTTTCGGTCACAGATTTCTCTGAACCATCTTCTTGTGTCTTTTGGTAGCGGATTCCTACCTCAAACCAATTACTCGTTCTAATTCTCATATCTCTAATAATCTAAAACTAATTTAAAACCATTATCTAAGAGAGTTCTTGCTCAGAATGGTAAATCATCCAAATACTGCGTTTGTGCAAAAGGTGCAGCGCAAGAAGAAGCCGCATTCTGACTTTCAAAAATTACAGGCTTTAAACCACCAAGGATAGGCATAGCCTTTTTTTCCTCATCTGTCATTTTCTCACGAACCTCCTTAGGCAACGACTGCTTAATCATGTGAGTCTCGTCATACTTAGGGTTCTTTAATTCCCAAGCAGTAAGGTCGAGATAAGCAGCCTTCGGTTGATTATTATCATCTGTTGTAACGAAGATGCTATTATCTTCGATAGGAATAACCAAACAACGAAGTACCTCTGTTCGACCTTGGATTTGCATTATGCCAGCTCTTTTGAGCTTTAGCAAATTTAATTTTCCGTTAAAATCTGTCATATTATATATATTTAAAAAACATAGCCCCAAGAGAGGGAATCGAACCCTCGCCAACCTCCGCTTATTAAGAGCTGCTTATTACGGAGTATCTTCGCATATATTCTTTAACACAGTAGAATAAAAGAACTTTATATATATTCACCGCTTTCTTTTAGGATATAATAAGAATATCGGTATCACTACCATACAGCCCACGCACACCCGTGCGATTGGTTTTCCCTGGGATAAAAAGCCCTACCGCCGTAGGGCAAAAAACAATAACCATAATTAATATTTATCTAACTGATAATTAACATAACCGATTACCTCACGGCAAGATGTATCTGAATAAAATAATTCTTCTAAGAGAAAGAGCCGACACCTCACGGCGGCTTAAAGGCTCTTGTTATCGATTTTTGTATATTCAATCTTATATGTAGTTATGCGTTTTAAATCAATGTATTCTGAATGAAGCTACTAATTTTAAATCCTTTTTTAAAGAGAGGGCTTTCGCCCTACTCTTATATTAAATTCTGATTAATAAAACTAACCATTGCCACGTTATTAAAAGTATTAAATGTGTTAAACTTTATTCTACTTTTTACATAAGTCACACAATCCGAACAAACGGATTGCTGTACCTTACAGGACATAACGAGTGCCCACTATTAACTATCCTACTGACGTAGGAATCGCCAACTACTTTCCGCATGATATATACTATTAATCTTCAATATCATTAAGAACCTCCATGTGTCGCGTTTCTCCTACCAACTCAACATTCTGCGAAAGGTTCTTTGTACTAAGGAATACCCATTTAGGTATGATGCAAAGATTGTAGTTATCACTAATTGCATCCTCCTTAATAATTAACTTTGACTTTGGTACGAATACCTTTGTCTTACCTTCTTTGCCTTCAAAGAGAAAAATCTGAGCATTCTTTGACTGCTCCATCATTTTATCCTTGCGACAGCGGAACTTTACTAATGTTGTTACTATCTCCATATTACCTCCTTTTTTAGTAAGCAAGCCAGATAACAGCATACGCTAAAATAATTCCACCAGCGGCGAGCATTGCTGCTTGTACCGCATCTTTTACATCTTCGGTTCTCCAATTACATGGATTCATCATGTCTTTTTCTTTTTTCATTTTTTCGTGTCTCCTATATTAGTAGCAGGGTGGTTAGCCCTGCCGTTACCTTTCTTAGATTTCGAGTGACTGAACCTTACGTACAATCATTGAAATATAATTGCTCTCCTTACCGCTCTCCTTCATCTTCTCATTGGTTCGCTTATCAACCTCGAAGATAATTCTGCCTAAAGTATGCCCGTTGCTACCATTATCAAATGTATGATAACGATAATCGAGATTAATGTGAACCTCCAAGAAATCATCAGGTGCGTCAACCTTATCTCTTATTGCAATATTGCCTTCCAAATGAATCTCTTTGAAGAGCATTGGCATTGTCTGAAACGATGTGCTCACCAACTTCTCATACTCATTACCTCTATAATCTTTCTCAACCTCTATTGAAAGCTGAGCATTGATGCCCAAGCGATGAATGGTTGTCTCAACATCATTAATGATGTAATCTAAGACCTGCTTGCTTAAAATCTCTGTTTTCATTGTCGTATCTCCTATTTTTAATTTATTAATAATTTCTACATTAATTATATGTATCAAAAGCTATTTTATTAACTTTGATACCGCAAAATTAATAACTTTCTCTCGGACTACCAAATTTTTTAATAGATATTTTTAATTTACTAATACTACTTATTAGTTTTTTAATAGATTTTAAGCGAATATCTCAGATTTTCTTTATAATTTTGCGGCGTAAAAGGAAAGTACTAGTTTCCAAGCAAAGAAAAGAATCATATATGCCCAATCAACACAAGTGAAAGGGTTCGATATACAAACCAAACGGAATGATTGCTAGTACCTTTCATCTGTTTGGTTTTTACATTAATATATATAATGATGAAAAGAATAAGAATAGGAATACAGGAAGCTAAGTTTGCTCTGAGCGATAAGAATCGCTTAGATGCCTTCTGCTTGCTTCTTAAAATAAAGCTCTTATTCCGCTCATCAGACCTTAATCTTGTATCATACAATCATTGCGCCAAATTATTGCATATCGACAATAATAAATTGAAGAGACTGCTTGAATATGGTTGCAAGATAGGGTATTTCCGTTTTGAAGAGAAAAACGGAAAGAAGAGATTCATTGCACGCAGCATACATTCAAATGATGGATATAGTTATAAGCTTCGCAAGGATGATTTGACGAAGATGACATTCCCTGCCCTCAAAAACCTTTTGAGAAGGATTGTCATGGAGAACCAAGTTAGAATGCAAGAGGACGTAATCAATACGCACAATAAGGGGACGAATGGGAGAAATGCGAAGACTATTCGAAAGGCTCTCAAACGTGAAAGTCGTATGTTGAAGAAGAAGTTTAGCGATAACAAAGGTTTATCTTATGACAGAATCAAGGATGTTATCTATGGTACGATGTACCAAGCGTTCAAAGTTACAAATCAGCTTGTAAACAAGGGTATCATCAATAAGCGCACAAGAATCAAGGAAGTAAGGTGCGATGCAAAGGTATGTACCAATAATATGGCTATTACTGATTTTGAAGGTTCTGTAATAGTGATAAGCGCAAAAAATAGAAGTGCATTTTCCATTGAATCGAATATTTATCGTATGCAGATGGATGATGCTATATCAATATCTCGTCATGGTATGAGAAGAAAGGAGGCAAAAATGTAGTTTATGTAAAATCAAAAATAATAAAATAAGGGATTTGGGCTTTAATTAAATTTATTCCCTTATAGGGGCGACAGCCCCAAGAAATAATTAACTAACGGGCGCACATACGCCCCCACCCGGTTATATAATAACACAGGAGATACAAAATGGAGAAAAAGAAAAATTGGCTCGATACTTACCTCACACCAGCAAAAGAACTTGTTGGATATGAGTGCTACGTAAGTTGTGATTATGAAGATAAATTCGCAACAGGAAAATTTTCAGTTATCATCATAAGAAACGGAGAAGTTGTAGCAAAAGAAAAGAATCACATCTATTGTGCTTCAAAGGCAGTTGTTATTGTAGAAGCGATACTGTTTATGATGCAAAAATGCGAGAATGCCGATGTTATCACAATACATTCGGAGTACTTTAAAAATTACTTTGCCTTTTTCCACGAGGCGAGAAAGGCTAACGTACAAACAAAGAAAAACTATTTGAGCTTGTATAAGAGCTTTAGAAAGGATGCGGAAGTAATCTTCGACCTCACTACTTGGTGTAGAAGAAACAAATACGATGATGAGGTTGAGAAAATGTTAAGCAATAATTAAACCATAGGAGATATGCAAGATGAAAAATGAAACGAAATTAAAGAAACTGATGTCTTTCTTAGATGAGAACGGAATTAAGTACACTACACCTCGAAAGAGAAAAGAGGGAAGTGCTCACCTCTTCATTGGTCAGTACATGATTGCTGTAAAGATAGAGGGGGAAGATGATACGTTGTTCTTTGATAAGCATAAGAGAGGAAAGCATCCTTTCTTTATCAGAACTTCGGAGACTCCGAAGTACATCATTGAAAAGATGCAGAATCTGATTACAAAAATGATGTTAATACAACAGAAACATTTTATGGAACAAAAAAAATAATTATATGGAAAGACTTAATTTTAAGCTAGAGTTCGCCGATAATGGGGTTATTGTTACAGATGATAGCTCTGGCTTTGTAAACGTCTATGAAGAAAAAGAAAACGGCGATTATCACGAATATACGAAGAGAGCTATCAGCGAATCCGTAGATGACATCATTGCTCATCTTTTGCTTGATGGCACGGAAAACTTGAAGCAGAAGTCGATTTATAAAATCAAAATTGAGATAAGATAATATGTTATACCAAAAGAAAGAAAAGAAGCCGAATACGGCAGTTAAATATGAGGTACGTGAGTTTATTCACGGCGGTGTTGAATATGCAACAGATTGCCCTTTCGGTGAATGTGGGCGATATACGCATGCTCTACATAAGGTCGGTGCTATTGAATGTAATCTTTGCAGGTATCAGAAGAAAAATAATACAGAAACAAGGGTTGTAAGATGTACGCATCCGTTATTACAGGAATCAGCAGTTGATAAACTTTTTAAAAAGTAAGAATTATGATAGAATCAATGAAGATACGTGAAGGTTTGGTATTTACCTTACCAATAGAGCCCAGTATGGTAGTCCATGTAAATAATAAACTAGATGTTTACCTTTATAATATCGGAGGAAAAAGATATTCGCTAGCCAATATTTGCCCTCTCAAATTGAAAGTTACCAAGGTAGGTAAATCTATTGTTGAATGCAATATTATAGCAGACGAATATAATATTGAATATAGAAAGAATATCCCTATTAAGTTTGAAGAGATTGCAAAAAATGGTACTATTGTCACAGAGGAAAAGGAAGAAATGGTTAATCACCCTAACCATTATGCTTGGCTAAAGGAACTCTGCGGCATAGAGCCGATTGATATTTGCCGCCACCTTGATTTTAATTGCGGCTCGGCTATCAAGTATCTATTGCGCAAAGGAAAGAAGGAAATGAACCTTTCAGAGCGAGAACAGAGAGTGCAGGATTTGAGCAAAGCTATCTTCTATCTACAGGATGAGATTGATATGATTAAGAAGAGCAAATGAAATACTCGAAGGCTTTAATCAGACAAATTCGCTGCGACCTCCTTTCACATACAACCGATGCGGAGAAGGCTGCGGCGAAAATCTGCACTCTGTTAGGATATAAGGTGATACCACAGCAGCCGATAGTCACGGGCAGAAAGCTATACTTCGCTGATATATATCTACCAGAGATAAAGTTGGTTATAGAGATAAATGGTGGTTATCATTTTACCAAAGACCAAAAGCGCAAGGATTGTAACCGCTCTTCGGGTATATGGCGGCTCGGGTATCATGTGGTGAGATTGAGTAATCACGATGCTAGGAATCCGAATAAGGTTAAGGCAAAGATAGATATGATACAACGCAAGGCAAAGTAACCAAGAATATTGGCTATCTTGCCTTTTATTTTTGTTTCTTAATAACTATACATAAACTAAAAGAAAACCGCTTATACCGCAAGAAAATCGCCAAAAATAGCATTTGTTTACACAGCTTCTATTATTTATTATTATTTTATTAATAGAAATAGTAATTTTGCAATCGGAAATTATTTATTTATTAACGTTTAAAACAGAATTACTATGACAATAAAAGAAAAAGTGCTTGCTTCTGCCAAAACATCATTTGCAAAGTATGGTTTGAAGAAGGATGAACTTTCAAAGCTGGTTGACCTGATTGTTGCAAGTCGTGGTCTAACAGATGAGTCAAAGGACGAGGATGTAACGAGTGCTATCTCGGCAGTTGAACCTTATGTTGGTATGATGCAATCATCATTCAATCGTGCGGTCAGTGAGACAACGAAGAAATTCGAAGGATGGATTGACCCTAACGACCCTAACCATAAGCCTACTCCACCAGTACCTCCTACCCATCCAGTACCTCCAACAGGGCTTACGCAAGAGCAGGTTCAGCAGATGATTGCCGAGGCTACCAAGAGTACCCAGAAAGCAGTTAGCGAAGCTGTAGCCGCCGCCATTGCTCCATACAAGGAAAAGGAAGAAAGAGTACGTCTTGATGACCTTTTCAGTAAGAGCGAAAAATTGAAGGACGTTCCGCAGCAGTTCCGTTCACGTTATCAGCTCGACAAGGAAGAGAATCTTGAAACTCTCGCACAGCAATGTGCCGATGATTGGACAGCATTGAAGCAGTCACTTGTAGCAAACGGCAGTTTTGTTGAAGCACCCAAGGCAACCTCTCCCGAAGACGAGCAGAATGATTTCATTAAAAAAATGCAAGGCTTCTCGGAGCGAAATGCCCCAAAGGAGTAAGGCATTATCAATGAATTATGTTAAACTCTTTAAAAGAAGAAAATTATGTCAAACAGAGGCTATTTTTTGCATAGAACCAAGCCAGAGGATATCAAGGAAGCACTTTGGCTTGAAGAGCAGTGCCTTCGCCGACAGGGTGGTTATGACCTCGACCGAACCAACCTTCCAGCTACTTTAAAGTTTGTAGCGAAGGGTACAGTTCTCAGACTTGTAACTGATGGTAAGGCACAGGTTGTAAAGACTGCAAAGGTCACAGAGAGAGCAGAGGTGTCTGCTACAACATTGAAGATTGCTAGCGGTTCTTTGTTCGAGGTGGGCGATAAGATTGCTGGTGCGACCATTTCGGCAATTACTTCTTCCGAAGGCGTAGATACACTGACTGTATCAGCACTTGGTAATGCGGTTGAAGCAAATGCGATTGTATCAGATTATGATAAGAGCAAGGATGTACTTCTTGGCTTTTCATACGATACTCTCGATGTAAGAGACCAAGAGTCTTCTATCGCAGCTACTCCTACCTTACAGGTAATGGAGGTAGAGGAAGATTCACTCCCTTATCCTATTAATGATGAGATTAAGGAAGGTATCAGAGCAAATGGTATCGCTTTGTTCAAGATTCAGTAACCTTTAAAAGTGGAGATTATACATTATGAATAGTATTTTGAAGAATCTGCAAGACCCAAAGTCTTTTCAGACCTACATTGACGAATACATGAAGACTTCCACCTACAAGGCTGAGTGGAAAAACGAGTTGAAGCCTGTTGAGTATTGTGCTGCAAAGGTATATCAGGCAAATATGGCTACCTATGCTGCTGCTATGGTTGGTTCTGTTGTCGCTAAGAACGCAGAGCGTCCATTGCATACTATGCCTGATTGGGGTCAGCTTACTGGCTCTATCGGTCGTATCGCCGATGAGTGGGAACTTGATAACGACTACCTCGACCAGATGCACCTCTTGGAGGGTAAGTATAATGATATGTCGGGACGTGGCGGTTATACACAGTCACAGCTCAATGCTAAGTACGATGAGCTTATCAAGTATTCATTCAAACCTTTTGAGTTGGCGGTTATCGCTCCTCATAAGCGTATTGATATGTTGTACTTTGAGGGATTGTTCAAGGGTACTCAGACTGTATCACGTACCAATAACTCTAAGGCTAACGTATCTTACACCTTTGATTTGGGTGTCAAGCAGCTCTCTGCTACCACAAATTGGGATGAGGAAAACGCAACTCCTATTGAGGATATTAAGAAGTTGAAGGACGAGGCTCGCAAGAAGGGTCGTAAGATTCTGCGTCTTCGTATGTCTGAGAACACATTCTTCGCAATGTGTAAAGCAAAGGAGATTAAGGACACCTTCCGCTTGAACCTCGGTCAGATTACCATCAATCCTACTGCACCGATGATTAGCGTTGACCAGATGAATATCTATCTGCGCTCTATCCTCTTGCCAACAATTCAGATTGATGAAGATAAGTTTGTTGAGCTGCCTGACAAGACAGTCTTTAACCTTATCCCAGATAACCGAGTTGTTGCGATGTGTGCCGATAAGGTGGCTGTACCTAAGTGCGCAGAGTGCTTGGAGGCTATTGACCCAGTTGATGGCGTTTCTTATTCTACATACGATAACAACCTTATCGGTTATTGGAGAGATAAGAAGGGTTATCACCTTACCAACGAAATGTGGATGCAACCAGTATTCGATGGTATCGAAGACTTCTTTATCTTGAAGGTTGGTGCTTAATGCACTGACCCTCAGTTATGGATATATTGATTTAATAAGTGAAACTTCATAAGATAACAAGATTAGCATGACAATTTCAGAAGCCATAGCAAGCGAGATTCAGCCTTTCTCTACCTCAGATGAGACTTTGGAGAAGATGTTTATTGATGCTGCTGATAAGTTTAGCATCACGGCATCTGTGGCTGATGAATACTCTGTAGCGGTAAAGAAACCCGTAGCCTATGCGGCTATGCGTATCCTCTACAAGATGAATCCATTATCAAGTGAGAATGTTGGCGGTATCTCTCAGAGTTACAAGAACGACAAGAATCTCATTGATAAAATGATTAAATCTATTGCGAAGGATGCTGGATTGGATGCTGACCTTGTTATTGATAGTACTTCTGATGATTATTGGGTTCAGAGTGTGAAGGTATGGTAATCAAATAGATAGCGTATGAACTTTGAAGATATACTTAAAGTAAAAGGCTCTCCACAAGATGGCTTTGATGAGGACGGAAATCCTATCGAACAGCCCGAAGGAGAATGGCAAACCTTTGGAAAGTGCGTTATTTTGCCTAATTCGCAGGCGAAGATTATCACTCTGACAGACGGGCAACAGTACGTGTATTCACACGAAATTTATGCTCCTCTCTCAAAAGCAAAATACCCTCTCATACCGAAGGAAGGCGAAAAGGTGTGGATAACAAAGAAAGATGGCACGATTGATAAGGAAATGGAGGTTAAAGGCTTCGTAACCTTAAAGAAACGCTATCTTAGAATTTGGCTCTAATAGGCGGCAATATGGCAAAGGTTGAATTACAAATCAAAGGTCGTGAAGCCTTACAGAAAAGATTGAACGAAAAGAGGCAGAAGATTATCAGTTACCTTAATATGCGTTTGATGCAACTTGCCGAAGAAGCGGTCTCCTACTCTAAAGAAAACAAGGGTTATCAAGACCGAACCGCAAACTTAAAGAACTCAATTTCTTTCGCTCTCTATCTTGACGGACAACTCGTTACATCGGCTATTGGTAAAATACCTAAGGCAGAAGAAGCGGAAGGAGGACAGGAAGGCGTAAGTGCTGCACTCGGTGTGTATGCACAGAAAGAAGGTGTAGTAGCACCCAAAGGGTACTCTCTCGTCATTGTGGCTGGCATGAACTATGGAAAATATGTAGAGGATAAAGGTTACAATGTCTTACATCTTACTAAGTATTTCCTTCGTGACGAAATGAAGAAGATTTTTGAAGAAGTAGCTGAAATGATTAAAAGCGATAGTTAGATATGATACTCGGTGATACAGCCGTTACGGCATTATTTAAGTATCTCAATGAAAATGTTGAGAGAATAGGCATAGAGAAAAAGCGTATCTTTAAGTATGAGATACCCGAGAAGTTGGCTATTGGTGATTATATCGCCATCAATCATCTTCCCTTTGTGTATAGTGATGCCATTAATGAGGGTGTAGTGAATCTGAATATTCATTGCCCTAAGACCTCATCTAACTTACCTAACATAAAGAAACTATCTGATTACTCGGAGAAGATTCTTTCTTTGTTTGGTGACGGTACTTACATTGGTGACTGCTACTTCGATTTCTACTCTATCTCTCGCCCAACTCGTGATAGTGATAACACTTATTACGTCAATATGAAATTTAATGTAACATATAATAATTTAAAAGAATAAAATTATGGCAAAGAATGGTGTATATGGCTTGGAAAGCTTCAGTTTTGCCGATTGTGTCGAAAATGGCGGCTATCCTACAGAATGGAGCGACAAAATTAAGGCTGTCGTTTCTGGTAGCTTGAGTTTTAACGACCAGGCAGCACAGACATCGGATGTAGAGATTGAGGATTCAGAAGACCCTTACGCAGTGCTGACCACATCAGCAGCAACAAAGGGCTTCACCTTGCAGACATACGATTTCTCGGAAGAAAACTTCACGAAGCTTCTTGGTTATACAAAGGATGTGAGTTCTGATGGTAAGAATGCTTGGTTGAATGAGCTTCCACAAGAGACCGAGATTTACAAGGCTGTACAGATTGTAACAAAAGATTTGGATGATATCCCTTCTCGTACATTCCAGTGGTCTAAGATGAAACTTACAATCACTCGCAGTGGTTCTATCGGTAAGAGTGGACTTCCTAACCTTAATATTGAGTTCCGTCAGATGGCGGTATTCGATGCAGGGGGCGACAAGAAGAGCGGTCATCGTAATATTCTTACCAGAGATATCAGTGACAAATCTGGTGGTTAAAAAATAGTATCTAAGACTTTCATTTAGATAAAAGATTAAAATTAAACTTCAAAAGGCGGTGAGGTAAGGGAACTTTCCCAAGCCGCACCGCTTTTTTTATGTTATAAAACATATTTACGATATGAAAACATCAGACAAGGAAAAGGTAGCAAAGACGCTTGCCGAGGAATCTGTAAAGATTAAGGTTGGTAAGTTTCGCTTTAGAGTGAAGCCGCTTACTTTTATGCAGATTTATGAAATGGGTGTGTTCGGTAGCTCTATCAAAGAACCTACATGGAAGGAAGGCGATAAGCTAAATATCATCCCTCTTCTATTTGAACACTCTGAGACATCTCGTTTAATGAGCGAGATTTTTATTGTATGCGTATTTCGCAAGAAGTGGGCACGCAAGTTATGGGGTCGATATATACGCAAGCACCTTGATATTATGGCATTCAATGAGCTTGTGAAGTTTATTAGCGGTTCGTTTAATGCAAATTTTTTCTTAACCTCTATAACTTTCCTGACCCAGACGAAGATAATGACGGAGCCGAAAACGACTCCCCGTGGGCAACAATCGGAGCAGTAATGAAGTACTTTCGTATGAGTTACGAGGAGGTCGTATTTAATCGCTCATACCTTAATATTATTCTGCTTAACCGCTCGATTCCGTCCTTTAATACAAATACCAAGGATGAACCGAGAAAAGGCAGCAGACAGCAAAAAAAGCCGCAAAAAGAGTATCATAAGATAGATAAGCCAATCTCTGCTAATGATTTCTTTATGGGCTTGATGTAA